GTGCCACGTTGAACACTTTTTTTAATCAAAAATATTAGACAATGAGAGAAGTAAGTATGGAGTATTTTAACAGATACGTTAGTACACGTAAGTACGACGTTAGGACGGTAGTCAAGGGTAAATTTCCGTACACCTGTGAGATTAGGTGTAAAGTTACTGATAGGATAGTAGGCAAAATTGTTGACTCTTTGCCACGTCCAGTGACCAGCACCTATTATATTATTGAGTAATGTGTGCGCACTTTGTTAGAAGTGCTCGCAGTGCTGGCAGTGCGCACACTGTTAGAAGTGCTTGCATTGCAGGCAGTGTGCGCACTTTGTTAGAAGTGCTTGCATTGCGGGCAGTGTGCGCACTGTTATAAGTGATCGCAGTGCTAGCAGTGCGCACCTTGTTAGAAAATATTTGCTTGCAATGCGTGCACCTTGTTGGGAATCGCAATTGCGATCAGTGCGGGCAAAGGTACGTAGCGAGATCAGTATAAAATTATTATTTTTTATCGGATTGCTAAAATTAGCAATTATAGGCAGGTCAAGAACTAAAATAAAAGGCAGCGAGTGCAATGCCCGCACCCGCTGCTACAATAATAAGAGTCAAAAGAGTCAGAAGCCTATCTGGCTTTTGATTTGCGGCCTAAAATAGGAAACTTAGAGAACAAGGCTCCAGAGAAAAATCTGCGTCTAAACATCGTTATAAGGATTTTGGTTTGATAATACTCTTTAAAGCAGTGTGGACATCCATCAGCTTATTAACATCCTTCTGCAAGTCTGTATTATTTAATACCATCTTCTGAATGTCAGAATATAATATCTGTCGTAGCTGAATCTTCTGACCTAACTTGGCCATATCTCTCTCTTTTTGATAAGGGGTCATAAACTATTTATTGAGTTAAAAAGATACGCATTATTGCGCATTTATCTTATTAGCTATTTTAAAGCCTTATAAGCGACGTATCGTCGCAAAGTAGGCACTTATACCTAAATGGCCTTTAAATGCCCTTAAAACGGCTGTAAAGCCGCTCTAAAGGGATATAAGGCAGAAGCAGGCAGAGTGCGCACTAGTGCAAGTCGCTTCCATTTGCGGGCAATCTTAATAACTGCCGTACTAAAGCAATATAACTCATTTGTACTCGACCAGAATACTTGCCAGACTCATCATCACGGACATAGAATAATGACTTACCGTTTAACTTGTTATAGTAACCAATACGATACTTACCATCTGATAGATCAGTAATTATTTCCTCTCTAAAGGATTTTAAGCTCTTGTAAGGAGAGATAATCGATAGGTAATCTGGAAGTTCATTTATCTTATAATCGCTTCTTAGCGCCTTGTTTAGCTTTATTAAAAATAACTCTTTATCGTTTAGCTGAGATATGAACATAATATCTAGTTTTAATTCGAGTGTAAGATAAGAACTTATTTTGAAAGATGCAAGAGCAAGTAAAAAAAAATCAGAATTTATTTTAATATTTCGAGGTGTCAAAAATGACAACCCTTGATTTGCGGAAATGGAGGTATTATAATTTTATATGTCAGCATTATAGCATTAGCTTACTATTATAATACCTTGATATAAAAAATTATTTTTTAAAGTTTAAGTCTAAAGGGTTTCCAAAGGTACACCTTTGGCAGCGGTTCGCTTTGAGATAGGGTGTCCCTATTAACTCTTTTAAGAGAAGAATATTTTTTGTTTTTATTTAATTATTAAGAGCGTATAATTAAATTGCAAATGCTTTTTAAATGCGTCGTATGTTTCATACTGTATGCGAGCTAAGTGCTTTCTTCTTTTACAAAGATAGGCAAAAGTGTCGGAATTCGTATATAAATCCGAAACTTTTTTTTCAAAACATTGTCATTTATAGCAATTCTGCTCGCACTGCACACAATATGAACCCCATACAGATATAAAATTTAATAATTTTGCCCGCATTTGCCTGCATTTTATAGGAAATATACGCAATATGAACCCCTTACAGATATAAAATTTATTAATTTTGCCTGCATATCCTTTAAAATGCTGCCTATGCGTGCAATAATTTGTCATATTTAACAGTATTCTTGATATATTTTAAACTAAAAGCTATATAATATTGTATCTTTATAAAAAATAAAACTCAAATGAAGTATTTAAAATTTCTATTCGTAGGCGGTGCAGTATTGTTAGCTAGTTGTGCTACGCCATCAAAAGCGAGCAAAGCGGGCAAAGTAGATAAGACAGCTTTAACCCGCACATTTGCCTATTCTGATTTAATAGAGGCTCATACAGTAGCTGTTGATACCGTTGAGCAAGCTAGTTCATTAGAATATAAACGTCAGAAGGTAAAGCTAGGAGATCGTACATACTACTTATACTACCAGTATACTTTGAAGGCGAGTGTAACGCTAACACAATTTCCTATCACTAATGATGATGAGCTAGAGATTCGCAAGCAGTTTACGGATAACGTAGTAATTTCTGAGAAGTATCTAACCAACTTACGACAGGAGTTTGATGAGGAACAGCTTCTTGATATTGTAAGAGAGAAGGTAGGATGCTTTAGAGCAGTAGATTTCTCTATCAGAGATGTTGAGTATATTTTAGAGCGAGTGGTTTACAGTCAGAAGAGGAATCCAGAAACCTTAATTTTGCAATAATATGGCACGTACTATAACCATCAGAGGATTTAAAGGTAAACTCACTAAGGCTACTGCAAAAGGCAAGAAATGGAAGTTCACGTATACATATAAAGGCAAGAAGCGATCCGTAAGCGCAGGAGCAAAAGGGTATAGCATATCGCCAGGCACTAAGAGAGGTAATAACTACTGCGCTAGAAGTGCAGGAATACCTAGAAAGAAGGGGGGTGGAGTAAGTCCTAATGATGTCGCTAGATATATGTGGAAGTGTAGAGGTAAGAAATCTGTAATATAATGAAAGCATATGATGAATTAGAAAGGGAGGCTCTTGAATTTATTCAAAATTTAGCTGATGTAGGCATCGAAGCGTTTGACGCTGATGCCTTCAAGCTATTTTGTGAGGAGTTTTTTGAGAATAGGGAGAAAGGTTTAGGATCAAAGGGTGGAGCGTTACATCCTAAAAAACGAGATACCAAGTTGGTAGTTAATGATATACTAGCTAAAAAAATTAGAATTGATGAAGGAACTGTTTGATAATATTATAAAGGAGTATGCGTTGCATGAATCTCGTCCAGAGGTAGATAAAATTATTGATAGGTTTAATAATAAGTTTGATACAAACTTAAATCCAGATGGGGATAAGACGGCTTGGTGTTCTATCTATCTAAATATGAAAGCTTTTGATTTAGGGTATGAGCATTCTGGCTCAGCTTTAGCTCGCTCATGGATGCGAGTTGGTGATGTAGTCACCGATAATTGGCGAGATTTGTCTAATACGGATATGGGAGATGTAGTTATATTATGGCGCAAGCAAAAGCGGGGAACTTTTGGTCATGTAGGCTTGTTAGTTACATATACTGATAAGTATGTATATTTATTAGGGGCTAATCAGAATAATGAAGTGAATATATCAAAGTATGCGAGAAATAGAATATTGAGTGTGAACCGATTAAATAAGGTATAATGGAAGAGAGAGATATTGATTTACAGCTTTTAGAAAGGCATATCCGCCTTATCAGAGAAACTTTCCCAAATGCCGTTCATATAGCTACTAAGGGTTCTTGCATCCGATTTGCTCTAGTCTTAAAGAACGTATTTTCTAAAGGTAAGATATTATACGATCAAAATCATGCTATATTTGAGTTGCATGGAAGATATTTCGATATTACAGGGGAGATATCTATATTTCATAATAAGGACAATTTTCTGGAGTTAACTACTGATAATTTTGGGATTGAGTTGATTGATGATTTATTAAAATTAAGATATGATAAGTAAAGATACGTTAGTGAAGTTCACTACTGATTGTATAATTTTAAAAGAGTTGTGTAATGATAATAATTTGTTGCAGACTAGTGAGACAATTCTTGAAACAGATTTGGCTAAAAGATTCTACAAAGAAATCTTAACTCAAAATGCTAAGTCTTCGGTGTTAGCAGAATACAAAGGATTAAATTGGTATGAACTACTTTCTGATATTATTGAATTTGTTAAATTTGTAATTTCTAAATTCTTTAATGATAAGTCTGGGGAATACAAAAAGCCTACTTGGAGTAGTTGGCTATCTATAGGTGTAAAGCTAATTCGATTTGTTATTTTGTTTATTAAAAAGTATTAATGCACTACACAAACAGATATGGCAGAAAGCAGAGTGGGTTATTTTGGACATTAAGAGAGTTATTAAAGGAGATCATGGTAGGTAAAGCAATTATAAAAGCATTTAAGCATATATTTAAGGATAAGAAGGCCATATATAAATATCCTGACCGTATTCTAGTTGAGAAGGTTAATAAATATATAAAGGCTAACTGTAAAGGTGTAAATACTAAGTTAGGGTATACTGAGTTCAGAAGGATAAAAGATAACTATTTCTCTATGACTGCGGAGAGTGAGGAATTTATTGATAACCATTCTTTTGCTTCTGAGATTATGCAAGTGTACTCAGATGCTTTAGCTGTAAGCCTAGATCATTTATATGATATGCTAGAGAATGAGGAGTTATCTGGTACTTCTTATAAGAAGTATGAAACACTGATTGAGAGATTACAGAAGTATATAGATTCTATAGATCGGCCAGATGATACACGCAGTGCTAACAGTATGCCTACCATCAATCTAAACTTATCTGTTCCTAAAGGATTGCAAATGGTTACTTCGGAATCTCAGATGTTAGAGATAGAGGGTAAAACGCTAGAATCACTGGAAACGCTAGAAACGCTAGATTTAGAAACGCCAAACGGTAACGCTAACGCTAATGAATAGTAACGCTAACGAAACGGTAAATATATATAGAGGTAACGTTACTAACGTTTATGATGCAGACAGTATAACGCTAGAATTGCGTTTAGGTTTTGGTATCGTTTTACAGAACTTTAAGTTGCGTTTAGCTAGAATAGATGCTCCTGAGATTAGAGGGTCTAGCAGAGAGCTAGGTATAATAGGTAGAGATGCTTTAAGAGCCTTAATACTAAATAAAGAGGTAGAGATACTATTTATAAAAAAGGGTAAGTATGGAAGGCATATTTGCGAGGTTATGGTAGAATATAATAATCAATTTATAAATATTTCTGATTGGTTATTAGATAATAATTTTGCGGATGAATATACATACTAGGATGTCGGAGGAGGATTTAAAATGGGTTAGTGCTGAGAGAGGTATCTATATATTTTGGATTGGTATTTATTTCTATATTGGACACTCTACAAATATTAGGAGGAGATTAAGAAGACATCTCTCTATGATGAAGAACGGTAAACACTATAACAGACAAATACAAAAAGCATGGGATGATGATAGGGATTTTCAGTTTAGTATTTTACACTATTTTGATTTTGAGGCAAGTAAGGAGTTGCTTTTTCATTGGGAACAAAAGTTCTTAGATTTATTCGCTTCACATATAAACTGCTTGAATGTAAGCAAGGTAGCTGATTCAATACATTATAAGATTAGAAAACAGAAAAAGGCCAGAAAAGGTATTATTGACCAGAGGGATTTTATATGAGTACTAAAAAAGATATACCTATAACTACTGAAACATTAGTAGGAGAATTTTCTAAAGTGTTTTGGCAATTAACTGCAAGCAGAGATCAAGGATACCGAGTAACTGTATTACAAGGGGGTACAAGTAGCGGTAAGACTTATGCAGCTATGCAGTATATATTATTGCAGTGTATTACAAAACCTAATTATTTAGTTACAGTTGTAGCAAGTAGTTACCCTATTTTAAGAGTAGGTGCGTTACAGGACGCTCAAACTATTGTTAGTAATAGTATACATATATCAAAGTTTATAAAACAGTTTAATAAATCTACTAATACCTACTTCTTTAACAACGGCTCAAAACTAGAATTTAGGTCATTAGATAGCGGAGAACACGCTAAGGCAGGTAAGCGTTCGCTTTTATTTGTCAATGAGATTACTAGCGTACCTGAAGAGATTGTAAATGAGTTATTGATTAGAAGTAATGATGGAGCTATATTTGATTACAATCCTACGGCTCAATTTTATGTACATACTAATTTTGTACCAAGAGAGGACACACAATTATTAATTTCTACCTACAGAGATAATCAATTTGTAAGTCAAGCAGTGGTAGAGGAAATTGAAAAACTTAGGACTACTAATCCTAATAGGTATCGTGTATATGGGTTAGGGTTAACAGGGGCTACAGATGATGTTATATATAGTAATATAGAATGGGTATTTCCTGAAAAGTTCCCTGAAGCTTCCTTACTCGATAAATATGCATTTGCGTTAGATTACGGATTCTCAAAAGACCCTACTGCAATTTTAGAATGTGGGATATATAATAATAAACTATTTGCTAGACTACACACGTATAGCAAGAATCTAAAATTGCAAGATATTGTAGACGAATTTAAAAGAATTGGTATAAGTAGGAGGGATGAGATAATTATGGATTACAGTCATGCTCAGGAGCAGAAAGTTATTCTTGAAAGGCAATATGGATATAATATCATAAAGGCTCGTAGAGGTAGAGGGGATATAGTATCAGGTATATCACTACTACAAGAACAATCCCTAGTATTATGTGATGACAAAGACAAAAATCTATTAAAAGAAACTAGAAATTATACTTGGAAGAAGAGAGGAGGCATAGTAACAGATAAACCTGTAGATGATTATAATCACGCCTTAGATGCTTTAAGATACTATGCGTTAGAGAAGCTAGGTAAGCCTTCTTTAGGTAAATACAAGTATAATGATAATCCTATATTTACATTTTAAAAAATTATTTTATAATAATTATGGCAAGCTTACAAAGTGTTATTGAAAAAAGTGAGAGTATGTTTAAGTATAAGCAGTTATATGAAATTGCTTTATCCTTATCAAAAATAGAATCTCATTTAGAAAGAAGAAAGCAGACTGCTGCATTAGTACAAATTTTTGCAGGTCTTAGTAGAGTATTTCCAGATGAGCAAGGGTTATTAGGCAGCCTACAAGCACATAGGGATATTAATTTAAAACATATAAATAAGTACGGTCTATTACGTGAAGACAGTAAAAAAAGACCTGTAAAATTTATATCTACAGACCCAAAAAAATTAGAGCCTCAGCATATTAGAGATGCTAAAGGTTGTGAAACTTGCGGCACTAGGCATAAAAATAAGAAGGTAGTAGAGCCTACGAAACCTACTAAAAAATACATAGCTAAAAAGCAAGGAATTACAACTTCTTTTGAAACTTTTTCTCCTAAAAGTGAACGACAAGTTTTAGATACTTTTGGGAATAATAGTTCGGCAATGAGGGAGTTCTGTAAATTAAATGATATTCCTGTTAGGAATACTCAAGACCTAGACAAGTTAGCGTCTTTAATATTTACGTTTTATAAGAACTTAAATAAGAATTAATGTTATTTACTTTAACATACAAGGATAAGGATTATGATTTTTATCTCCCCTATGATGCAGGGGAGATAAAATACTCTCAGTATATAGATTACATTACACTAAAGAAAAAGTATTTTTCTATTGATGAAGACACTAATGAAATGTCATTAAAAAATGATGATGAGTACATACCTTATTTGATAGAAGCTATACAAGTAATATGTGGGGAGGGAGAATATTGGAAAGATATACCTATTTCAGAGCCTTCTGATTTAGATATTATAGAAGATGTAGAATATTTCTTTGACTATGAAAGAGAGGATTTAACTATATATAAACTATACACACATATAAATAATGTACTGACTAATCCAGATATACCAGAAGTAGATAGTACATACGGTATAAAGTATAAGGGAGAGGAATACTTCCTAAATTACAATGAGGTAGTAGGAACTTTTTTGGGAAAAGATATGAAATACAATACTGGAGAGGTATTAACAATATTAGAATCTCAAAGATTAGGGAATCAAGCTATTGAAAGACATGGAGACCCTAATGGCAGCATTGAATTTACCGTATCTCTAAATGAGATGGCGGTTCTATTACGTAAAAAGGGGGAAGTATTACCTTCTAGTAAGCAGGATAGAGATAAATTTATCAATAGCAGGTCTGCTTTGTTTGCGGACTTGCCTATGGATGTTGTATTTATCTGTAAAGGATTTTTTTTTGCTATTTTGACAGATTATCTAACACAAACGCATACAAGTTCTTCTTTAAAGGAAAGCCACGACAAGGTAAAAGTGCTGCGGAAAATAGAAGTATAAGAGAATCAGAGGAAGAGCAAAAACTTATTTTCAAAGAAGTAGGATGGAATATGGTATATGAAAGTATAATTGATAGTAAGTGGTTTGAAAGTTCAAAGCAAACTCCTTTTGACTCAGCATTTTACAGTAATTTTGAGGATGCTATTTTTAATTTAAGTAACAAAATCGCTACACAATGAGTTGTTTAACTTGTGATTGCAGTTCTGAATATAGTCTAACTTCTACAAGACAAATATTAATAGAATTAAAAGATTATGTCAAAAATTTTAGGTATGACCAACTAAGAAGGTTAAATACCTTCGCAGTAATTCGAGATGGCAGTTTTTTTGATAATAACGATAATACTAGAAATAAAGAGGCCGCCTCTGATGGAAAGTTCTGGAATAGAACATGGCATGACAACCTAAAAAACGCTAACTTCATAGATGTAGAGTATGGCCTTCTAGCAATAGAATTTGGAGATGTAATTGTAAATAATTTAGAGGAGTGTGATGGTAAACTAGAAGCATATATTATCATTGCAGATAGCCCTACTAGAGATAATGAAGTTGAGCCTGAAGTTCTGTATGAGTTTCTTCAAGATGTAGGTATTGATGTTTATAGTACATTAAAAACCAGATTCTATAATGCTATACATCCTAATACACAATTTAAAATAAGAAGGGTTGACCCTGAGATGGTGGATAATTTGGCGGCAGTAATGATAAACATAGTATTTTATTATAACATTAATAGTAGGGGTTATAGCGATTTGGATGTAAAAACCCCTATATCAACAGGATATGCAAATGGCTAAAAGAAATGTAAAACCTAAAGCAGGTAAAAAAGGAGGAAAGAAATTTATTAAAACTACTACATCCGTTAAAAAGCAGCCTAAAAAGGGGTGTGGATGTACCTAAATTATTTATTATGCCTTATCAAAGCACAAAAAAGAAGAAGAAACGATGTACTACTAATAAAAACGGTACAAAAACTTGTAAAACTAAAACAAGAAAAAGATGAAAGTAGTAACAAAAATAAGCGCATTAATTATTACAGCCTGTATAATGGCTATAATGGCTAGATTTATTCTGATGGTAAGACCTATTGACCCTATAATTTTTTATTGCTTATCTTTCATTTGGGTATCATTTTCGATAGCCATATTACAGAATATACCAAAAGCTTTTAAAAATGTCTAGGCTTGCTAAACGTATTTTATTAAAACGTTTAAATAGAGTAGGTAGTGATCTTGTTTCAAGGGTAAAAAACGAGTTAAAAGAACAAGGCCATGTAGCTACTGGGGATTTATTAGATAGTATAGAGTATGAGGTAAAAGTCACTAAAAATGGGTATGTCATAAATATACTAGCAGAAGACCCTAAAGCTACTTTTATAGATGAAGGAGTAGCCGCAGATAAAATAAAAATAGGTAGAGATTACATTCAAGGGTTAACTGATTGGTTAGAGATAGTTAAACCTTCTTTAAGTATAAAAGAAAGAACGAAAGTAGCCTTTGCTATTGCAATAACTTCTAAACGTGAAGGCACTCCTACTATAAACGCTTTTCGATACTCGAATAATGGTCGAAGAACTGGATTTATTAGTAGATTTGAAGATGAGTTTGAGGGTAATTTGGATACCATATCTAAAGCATTAAACATAGTTGATATTGGGGAATCAATAATTAGGGATGCTTTTAAAAATCTAAAAAACCCTTTCCGAAAAAACTTTTGATAATATTATCAATGTTTAAGTAAAAGGTGGTCTAGTATTGGCCACCTTTTATTATATTTGGGTAAATTTATATATAATGGCAAATGAGATAAAATTAAGGATAAATATAGAAACAAATCAAAGGTTTGGTGTTTTAGCAGAAAACTTTGATAAATTATCTAAGTCACTAAGACTTATTGGTAAAACTACAGGAACTACGGCTCAGAAGTTTAAAGATATTGAAGCTGCTTTAAATAGATACGTGTTATCTAGCAAAAACACCATTAGTTCTGCGGGGGCATTACAAGCAGCTAATACCTTATTAACTAAGTCCTTAGAACAACAAAAACAAGAGGCTTTAAAGAGTAGTGATGCGTATACTAAGTTATCAGCATCTTTAAGAAATACTAAGCAGGAAATAAATGAGAATGTAAAGGCACAACAACTTCAATTAAATATAAACAGAAAAGCTGACGGAAGTATAGATAAACTGAAACTACAACTAAGAAAACTTAGAGAGGAGTATAGTAAGTTAAGTACAAGTCAGAGAGAAGGGTTAGAAGGTCTTAACATAAGGGATCAAGCTAAACAGATAGGAGGAGAATTAACAGCCGCTAATACCTTATTAAATAAGTCCATAGAAGAACAAAAACAAGAGGTTTTAAAGAGTAGTGATGCTTATACTAAGTTATCAGCATCTTTAAGAAATACTAAGCAAGAAATAAATGAGAATGTAAAGGCACAACAACTTCAATTAAATATAAACAGAAAAGCCGACGGAAGTATAGATAAACTGAAACTACAACTAAGACAACTTAGAGAAGAGTATAGTAAGTTAAGTACCAGTCAGAGAGAGGGGTTAGAAGGCTTTGATATAAGGTTTAAAGCTAAACAGATAGGAGAAGATATAAAGAAAGCAAATGATGAGTTCACAGAAGCTACAAAAGGATTTGATGATAATTCTAAAAAATCAGTAGGTGCATTTCAAAGATTAGGGTTAGGTTCATTAGGTGCGATAGCAGCTTTTGAAGGGCTTAGAAGGTCTATTGTAAGGGTAGGAGAAACTTTAGGTGAATTTGAGCGTAACATATCTATACTTGGAGCTGTAACAGGGGAATTTGAAGATGGACTTCCAACTCAAAAACTAACAGATTTAGAAACAACGATAAAAGATTTAGGTGCGACTACTCAATTTACGGCTTCTGATGTAGCGTCCTTAGCTACCGAGTTAGCAAGGTTAGGATTTAATACTGAGCAAATTGATGCTACCTTAGGTAACGTATTGAACTTAGCACTTATTGCAGGCGAAAGCACGAGTAGAGCCGCAGAAGTTTTAGGTTCTACTATAAATGCGTTCGGTTTAGAATTTACTGAGGCTACTAGGGTAGTGGATTTATTAGCTAAAGCATTTTCTAGTTCTGCATTAGATTTAACTAAATTTGATGTAGCGGTAGGTACAGTTGGTGCGGTTGCGAAACAAGCTGGGATTGAGATTGAGGAGGTTGCAGCGGTTATGGGTGTCTTATCTAATGCGGGTTTTGATGCTTCTATTGCGGCTACTGCGTTTAGAAATATATTAATTAGAAGTGCTGAGGCGGGTAAAGATTATAGACAAGCTTTATCTGAGGTATCAGATGCTACTAACTCTACTTTAAAAGCCTTTGAGTTATTCGGTGTAAGGGGTGCGCCTCAAGCGACTGTAATTGCAGATGCCTTTGACTCTGGTGAAATAAATAAATTAGCCGCAGATTTTAGAAAGGCTCAAGAGGATGCGTTTAGTACTGAGGCTGTAGGATTTATAGAGCAAGATTTTCAGTCGGCTATAAATGAGTTTAAGTCTGCCTTAGAAGGTCTTACGATTACTATAGGGGAGGTCTTATCTCCTGTTATGACAGATTTACTATCATTAACTACATCAGTATTACAAGGGTTTAGAGGATTCTATACAACTATAGGTGAAGGATTAGGCATTATAGAAAGTACATCTGATGAGGTAAAGGAATTTAATGCGGCAGTTAAAATATCAACGGTTTTAATTGGTATATTTAGTACTTCATTACTATTTACTACTGGCCGAGCGATTTTCCCTTTTGTTAGTTCGTTAGCTGCTAGTGTAATCAGCTTGTTCAGTATGCAAGGGGCTTTAGTAGCAACTTCTGGGGCTTTAGGCGTATTTAGATTTGCTTTGGCATCGACTGGGATTGGAGCATTAGTTATTGCGGTAGGTTTCTTGATTGCAGCATTGATTGAAGCAGGCATAGCTTTAGCACAAGGTAAGAAAAATGTAAATATATTTGGTAAAGCACTAAGAGATGTTGGTAATGTATTAAGAGTTATATTCTTATTTGTTGAAGGTGTTTTTAGAACTATTGGGGCAGTATTTTTAGTACTTACAGGTCAAGTTAGAAGGGCTGAAAAGTCTATGGAAAACTTTGGTAAAAAAGTTAGGGATGTAACAAATGATATAAAGGGATTAAAGGAGGAAGCAAAAATAGAAATTACCTTTGACGATAAATTACTAATTAGTAAACTTGCAGAAAGTCAGATAAAAGCAGAAATAGCTAAATTAGATGAGCAGATAGAACCCTTAAAGATAAAGGCTAGATTTGACCCTATTAATCAGACAGAAGCTAAGTCGCAATTAGAAGCACTAGATAAGCAGCGTAAATTATTTCAAGAGGAGTTAGCTAGAAGAGAGGCAGCTAGGTCTAAGCAAATAGCAGATGAAGCTTTTTCGAGAACCTTAGCAGGATTAAAGGAGGAGCAGAAAAAATTAAGAGAGGAACTAGAGCAAACTGACCCCTTGAGTGCTGCATTTGAAACCACTTTAGCTAGGCTAAGAAGAGTTGAAAGAGAAATAAAGAAAATTAATGATAGAATAGCAAATACTACTAAAACAGCATTAGAGATATTTACATCAAATTTAAAAGAGAATAAGAAAGCGTTAGATAATCTTATATTTTCTGGAGGTAATTATGATAATATCTTAAAAAAAGTTACAGAATCTCAAACAAGATATAATCAATTTCAAGCGGATTCTAAGGTTATCATATTAGAGGCAGCCTTAGCTAACTTTGCTAATTCTACGGCAACTGTAAGATATGCTAAAGAGTTAGAAGTTGTTAACGCTAAGTTAGCTCAATCTATTAAAGATGGAGATAAGTATAATGAGTTTCTTAGAGAGCAAGCACAACTTACGCAAGACCTAAATAGACTTAGACAAGAGGAGGGCAGGTCTTTAGAGGCTCAAACTCCTGATGGAAGAGCCGAAAAGGAAGCAGAAATTATAAGAAAGTTAGCTGCATTAGAGAGGGAACAGTTTAGGATTACTACTAGAACTATTGAATCGGAGAGAGATAAGATTGCCCGCAATAGGCAGCAAGAGGTTATAGATTTAGCGGATTTAGAGATACAAAGAATAAAAGATAATCTTGCAGAGGAGATAAGATTAGGTAATGAAGCAAATATTAAGGCGTTAAATAATGAGTTGGCAATAGCAACGGAGTTATTACAAATAGAGCAAATTAAGTTAGATATAATAGAGGAGGAGCAGCTTATAAGAAATCAAGTTGTAGGTATTCAAAATTCCTTACTTATTGGTGAGATAGGCAGAAATAACAAACTTCTTGACCGTATCGACTTGATTAAGCAAGAGGGAGGCAGCCTAACTAGCCAAGAAACAAAAATAAATAAATTAAGAGATGAGTTCGCATTTAAGGCGAAGCGTAGAGAAATAAGAGATGATATAGATATACTTGAGCAGAAGTTAAAGAATAGCCAACTAGAAGCTACTGAAGAGCTTACACTAAAAAAAGAGTTATCAGAAAAGGAATTAGAACTACAAGATTTAGTTTTTGAGCGTAGAAAGACAAAACAAGAGGAGGCAAGACAAGAACAATTAGAGATACTAAATACGTTAAGCGATAATTTGCAGTCTTCCTTCACTAACTTAGATTCTGTATTTCAATCACTTTCTGAGAATAGACTAAAAAGGATTCAAAGAGAGGCAGACCTTCAAATTTTACTTGCAGGTAATAATAATGAGAAAATACAAAAGATTGAAGCAGCTAGAGAGAAAAAGCTAAGAGAGGAGCGTAAAAAGACATTTGAGCAGTCTAAGAAGTTGCAACTTGCTGCTCTAGCTATACAGACGGCTAGTGGTATTGTGAATATCTTATCAGCACCTACTACTATCCCAATACCTTTTGATGCTATTGTCAAAGCAGCACAAATTGCAGCATTAGTAACTCAAAGTGCCGCATCTGCCGCCTCAATCAGTAGCCAGACATTCGCAGAAGGGGGTTACACAGGTAGCAGTACAAATAAGAAAGATAAAACAGGCAGAAGACCAGCAGGAATTGTACATAATGATGAATGGGTAGCCAATACGGAAGTACTTAGACATCCTGAAGGCGCACAACTAATAGCCAAAGCAGAAATGTTAAGACGTAGAATAAAAGGAGGATCAACATTCACAAAAAATAAAGGGTACTTCGCAGAAGGTGGATTTACAGGAGCAAGCTTTGTGCCTACATTGCCCACATTTGCAAGTAATAGCGCACCAAGTGTAGCAGGCTTTACAGACGAGCAAATTGAGGTGCTTGCAGAAACACTATCTGTAGCAGTTGCTCAAGGGTCAAGACAAGGTCTAGTAGAAGGGAGACAAGATGAAAACAGACTCTCTGAACGATTAAATTCATTAAACAATACAATAAATAGATAATGCTCGCACAAATAAATAGTACGCCAAATTATATATCAACTATTGACGAATTTGTTTTTGAAGTTGAACTTACAGGCAGCCCTACATCTGGAATTACTGAACGCTTATTTTATCAACTAACAGATGCAGGCGGAAACGCTTTAACGCAACGCTACGCTATAGACGATATAAACGGTACTTTAACGTTGCGTTTAGGAACGCTAGTTTTACCGTTTATTGAAACGCTACTTCCCGTTTATACAAACGCTATATTAGATAGCGTTTCTGAGGGCTATGGCAAAGATGTGCGACTAATCGTGGGCAGACAAATAATTGATGAGGCAACTTGTAGTATTACTTATACAAGTGATGACTCTAGTAATACTATGTATGTAGTGAATGCATATAATTCAATAAATACTTTTGAGGATTTGTTTAGCACCTCTACAAGTATAACAAGTGCTAAGTCTGTGATATTAACAAGCAGACCAAATACCACAACGGTAAATGTTAATACGCCAGATTTTATTCAAGTTTATAATCCTATTGATGGTACTGCCAACACTTTAAATTATGAAGTTAAGTATTATAATTCTGAGTGCCAATTAATGAATATATTGAGTGGTACGGTTAATAAAAATAGCACTCGTATTACAAATTTATTTTATTATACTGGCAGCAGTAATACTTTATTTTTATTGCCTGCATATAATCCATCCAATCCGACTCAAGAATATAATGGTATTGATACTGTTAATCTTGAAAATCAAGATATAGCAAAAATAGAAATTATATTTACTGGTAAAGTATCTAAAACTTATACGGTAAAGATATTAGGTTGTGATATGAAAGAGGTAGCCTACAAATCTGCAATTTACAGTTTAGATAGGTTAGGCGGATATAATTCATTACCATTCGATATTTTATATAGCTTATCAAGAAAGACAGGAACTATTCGCAGCTTTGTCGATATATCAGATAAAGGATATGGGAAATTAAGAACAGGCTTCTCGTCCTCGAATAATCAGTCATTCAGGTCTTTCAATGCCGTACATAAAATGCGTAGAAACAATTTAGAAATAATTGATTTTACGGAACAATTTTTCAATTCAAATAGTTTTTATATATATGTAGATAATAATATAGCTACCCCAGTAGGTGCAGCTATAAATTATAAGTTTAATAAAGCTATACTAGAAAATGGAAATATAAAAATCAGCCAAGATGCGGGAGTATTAGAAGTTAAATTTAAAGGTAGAATGGGCAGTAATTTAAAAGCACAATAATGAAAATATTAATATACGAACATCCAGAAAATACACCAACAAAATTTTTAGATAACGGAGAATTATATTTTGACTTAAAGGAAGACACTCGTATTAGAATAACTAAAAAAGTAAAGGATTTATACAAATATGAAGACTTAAAAGGGGAGGGTATTTTAGGATTTTCCCTTCCTAGTAGTGATAAGAACTACTTTATCTTAAATAAGTATATACACAACACATTAGATTTTAACTTTGAACCGATTACAATAAGATTATTTGTAGACGGTGTTTATTTACCTTATACTCAGTTAAGAGTAAAATCTTATGACGATAACACTAAAGAATTTTCGGTAGAACTATCTGACCAAGAATTTAATGTGAAAGACAAAGCAAAACAGCTTACATTAAATAATATAAATCTTGGTAACTCAAGATTTGTAATGGGGAGTGTAGGAGATGCAGAAGGGGTGCTACACTATTGGAATAGTCCTGATTATATTGATATAGCAGGATCAAACCCTGTTCGTTATGGCTTCGGCAATTTTGGTAGATACTTAGATTACTATTCTAACAAATTATGTGCAAATGATATGCGAATGTTTGTATCATTACACGCACTATTAAAGCAAGGGTTTTGTGAGTTAGGTTATTCATTCAGTACAGACTTTTATAATTCTCAATGGTATCGCAAAATTTATCTTTACTGTATGGGTAAAGATTTTTACAAATACAATTCAGGTAATAAAATATTTTTCAAGATTAGTAAAGATAGTAATTCTTACCTTGATAACACCACTGAAAATCAAACTCAAGATGATTGGACTATCGTTCAAGATTCTAATAATATGGCCTTACCTGTTCAAACATTTGTTAATATAAGTAATGAGTCAGGTGTGACGTGTGATCTTGGATTAAATGTAGATTTAATTTTTAGGGCTTCTGAAGTAGTAAATGGGAATGGCTCTACTAGAGGTACATTATTATCGGTTATGAATTCTGTTGATGGAGGTTATATTGTCTTAACTGTAGAGCATCTTAGAGCCTTGCCAAATCCTGACTCTATACGTTATTATTGCAAGTCATACGAGATACCTGATAACATTACTGAATTAAACCAATTCGAGATAAATGACAATATTCAATTTGATATTATAGATTGGAGACCTGAAGATACATTAAGAGTTAGCCTAATTGGCAGTAATGATTACTTCGATAGTTTATTAGATGGAACAGATATTAACCCTGATACACAAACGGCTATAAATAACGCATATTTAGGTAATCTAATATTTGGTGAAGGTACAATTATAAATACATTCGCAAATGGCAGGCATTTATACCTTGGAGATGAGCATATAATAAAGAACTTTTTATCAAGTGAATATACCTTCGATGAATTATTGAGAGGATTAAGTCATATGGGATTTCGCTTTGATTTCAATATTTTAGATAGAAAAGTCGAAATGTTTGCAGAGCAGAATACTAGCATTCATTATGAAGCGGTTGATGGGTATTTTAAACCTACTAGAGATGCCATAAACGTTTCAAATTATATCCAACCAGAATCATTAAAAGTAGAATTTAAAAGTCAAGATTTAAGTAGATATAAACAATTTCAATTCAAAAATACAAGTGATGCATATACAGATAGTTTAGATTTAAGTTTACCTTTATATTCTCGTATTTTTGATTTTGGTAAATATGGATTTGATAATAGCGAAACCGATGAGTCTGAGAATCCATTTTTTGAGGCTACTTCAAATTCTAAATTGCAACTTTTATCATTTACAAAGGATATTAACTTACCTGCAATAACAGATAATTTAGATACAGAAGGTAATCCACATTTTACATTTGGTACACTCTCTACCGATATACAGCCCAGAATTTTAATATTTGATAACCATTCTCATCAATACTCTCGTTTTTATAATGAATCTGAGGACTTAGTTGTATATACCAAACAAAATTTACCTTTTGAATATCCTGACCCCTTAAATACAAGCACAAAAATTCAAGTAACCCAAACACCAAATTTCTCTCAGTGCTTTGACTTTTATACTAGTATTGAGAATACGGGTTTCAGCGATTATGCAACTTTTACCTTTAACTTACCGAGTATATCTCAAGTAACCTTAAATGATGTTACCCTAAATGCTATTAGTTTAAGTAGTGTGGTAGGGTTCAACTTTCCGTATAATATTCCGCAAGATGCCTCAAATTTTGTGAATGACTTGCAGACATATATTGATAGTGACCCTACTTTGTCTGGGACTGTATCATATGATGCGTCCACAATGAAATTCAGGATTAGTAATGCGTCAGATATAGGAAATAATTATACGACATATAATTATGCCTATACTGATGTAGATGGAATTGTAGTGTCGGGAGTGGGGATTTTTTCGAGCAGTGTATCAGAACTTGTACGTATATCTGAGTACTCGGTAGTATATGGTTACAAATATGATGATTTGTTTAACACAATGCTAAAATTTCCAATTGCTGATATACTTAAATCTAATCTACATAAATATTTATTAAATATAGATGCTAATTTATATAGGCAATTAGATTTTAGAACGCCTCTGCTCATAGAGTATGGCAGCATTGTATATCCTGCAAAACTTTTAGAAATAAATGACTACTTGTTTACGGACATCATCTCTACACCTATTACAGTTTGCCCAATTCCTGAGAAGTTATTGGGGTGTTTTCGAACTTGTACGTACTCAATAAATCTAAAAAACAAAAATATTTTTGATATTATATTACAAGATAATACAAGTTTAAAAGAGGCGTATTCACATATCTTCGGGTTTCCATATATTTTAGATGGTACACTCCCAGAACAAGAAGAACAAGAGTTGAGACTGCAATCTGATATACAACAATTCTTAGAGTTGTATTTCCCTGTAGGGAGTGCATTTGTGAACTACCCAACTCTTGAGGTTGTAGCAACTGCAGCACCATTTTATAGTATCTCCAGTAGTCCACAACCTAACGGAAGTATATTTCAAATTGATTTATTCACCCAAAGTAATTGCGAGTAAATGAAATATAATTTGTTAAAATCGCTATCAGATGAAACTAAACATGAACTTTTATTGTTATACGAAAATAACGATCTAAAAGAATTTCGATTGAGGCTCTTTAAAATTAGGTTCTATGGTTGCACGTGTGCAGGAAAAAAAGAGCTAGAACGAGAATATAATTATATAAAAACACTTGTAGATGCCTAAAAAATTTACAACGGAAGAATGGATTGAGGCTTGTAGAGAAAAAAGGCCAGATTTTGAGGATTACGATTTTAGCAAGGTAGAATATATAAATGCTGATACAAAGGTTTTAATAATCCATAAGGATTTCCCTGAGCATCCATGGGAAGTAATACCTCCTAATTTTAAAGATAAGGGGCGGTCACATCCTATGATAAGTGGGACTTATAGATGGACAACTGAAGAATGGATTGAGGCTTGTAGAAAAAAAAGGCCAGATTTTTATGATTACGATTTTAGTAAGGTCGAATATGTGGATACTCGCACAAAAGTATTAATAAAACATAAGGAGTTTCCTGAGTATAGATGGGAAGTAATGCCTAATTGTTTTAAAGATAGGGGAATATCACATCCTATGATAAGTGGGACTTATAGATGGACAACTGAAGAATGGATTCAGGATTGTAAAGCAAAAAGGCCAGATTTTGATGATTATATATTTGATTATGTTGAATACGTAGACTCAAGAACTAAAGTATTAATAAAGCATAAGGATTTTCCGCAAAATGATTGGTATGTATATCCTAAACAATTTAAAGATAGGGGAGACTCACATCCTTTGCTGTATAAGCGAGGATATTCAAGAACTGATTTTAAAAATTATTGTATAAAAAACAATAAAGGTAAAGGATTCCTATACTTGATATATTTTATATGTAAAACATCTGGGGAAAAGTTCACTAAAATTGGAATCACGAGCAGGACTGTGAAAGAAAGATTTTGTGGTATGAAATATAATCATTTAAAAATTAAAAAAACTGTTTTGTTAGAGCAAGAGCCTGATTTGATATACGACCTAGAAAATGAAATACTAAGAGAATATAGACACTATAAATTCAATCCTACCATAACCTTTAAAGGGCAAACCGAATGCTTCACCTCTGACGCATGGCCTATCATTTTAAAAGAAAAATTAGCAAAATACTTAATCACATAATATGAGTAATAATACCAAATTGCTACTTGAGTTTTACAATCGAGTAGCTGTAAATTCTAAAGTAGAAAATTTAGAAGACATCCCATTAGAAAGTTTAGAATTTCTGTCTATGCTAAACACAGCATCTTTGACTTATCCTTTTGTCATTGAGGGGTTAAGAAAAAATCAAACGGCAGCTCAGATTTCAAGAAAGACCAAACTCCCTACTCACAAAATTAGAGTTATTGGTAAAAATATCGGCAAATATAAAAAATAATGATAAATATAACAATATATACACTTATGTAAGGTGCATAGGTATATAAATATCTTATATTTGTAGCATGGAAAAAAGAATCGAAAATTTAATCAATAGTTTTTCAGTTCTCGAAATTGATATAGATTTCGGGATTGCTGCTTTAAATAAGTTCTTCCATGAACTGGAACTTGTGAAAAGCGGAGTCACACTTTCCGAATTAGGAATGAGTGAACGTAGAGAAGCTTCTAAGCCTCAAGATTTAGGCAATGGCATACGAAAAGCGCACCTTGAGGGCGTTATGAGACTTCAGGACTCTCTATCTACAAAAGGAGTTAAATCATTGATAGCTGAGTTACAAGCCCTTGATAAAGACCCAGATGTAAATGCTATCGTTTTAGAAGTAAATTCAGGAGGAGGTGAGGCAATGGCAGGAGCAGTACTCCAATCAGCAATCTCTGATATGGACACTCCTGTATATACATATGCTCACCTTCTGGGAAGTGCGGCTGTTAGGGCAACTCTCCCCTCTATGGGCGGCATATTTCTAAGTAGTGAAAGCGCAAAGATTGGAAGTATTGGCACAATGATACAGATCAATAAAGAAATGGTCGAGTACCTAAAAGAGAATGTAGACAGCCTATATTCAGATGAAAGTACTCACAAAAATAAAGGTCTGAGAGACTATCTTCTAGGGGATAACACAAAATTAATTTCTTCACTAAATGCTGAAACTGAGATATTTAAAAATCAAGTTTTAAAGTATAGAAGCATCCCTCAAGAGTTACAGGAGAGTACTTTAAATGGCGATTTATTTATAGCAAATGAAGCAAAAAAGAGAGGACTTATTGATGGGGTATTTACTGAGAAAGAATTGATAAATCATATTGTAAACGATCTAAATTTAGATAATAAAATTATTCCTAATAAAATTGAAATTGATATGAATATTTCAAATATCGTAAATTCTATTAACAAAGTGTTCGGTTGGAATTATACTGAAGACCAATCAGCCGAGTTAGAGGCGGCGTTATCAACGGTATCTTCTATGGAAGAGCTACAAGCAATGGCCGCATCTGTTAGCGAGTTGCAGTCACAAAATTCTGAACTAACAGAAAAAGTACAAACTATAACGCAAACGCTTGAAACAGTAACGAAAACGCTAGAAACGCTAGAAAACGTAAACGCTAAAATTGAAACGCTAGAAAGTAACGTTACAAGTCTTAGCAATTTAACTGCTGAATTAGCTAATGAGCCTGCCATCGAAGGTAATTCGGATGCACCAGAGGCATTACAAGAATCAGCTAGTGTGTTTGATGCGCAAGGCAATTTAATTATTTTAAACGACTCTAAATACTAGTCCGTAGGATTAGGTATTTTATTTTTATTTAACAAACTAAATTTTAAAAGAAAATGGCAACATTGTTTGTGAAACCAAGTTTTAATAACTTGAACCAACAATTATCCTTTCCTACGGGTTCTATCAACTATTTCATGCAAGAGCAGCTTCAGGATACAATGGGATTTTACCAACGTACCTTCGGCTTGTATTCGTATATGCGCTTGAATAAAGAGATGAAGTACGTAATCCACTCTCTAAAGGGACAACCACTTATGTGGCAAAATCATCGTTCTTGTGGATGGGATGAAACAGGGTCAATCCGTATTGGCCGTAAAGAGTTCACTCCTACGAAAGCCAAGATCAATGAATCTTATTGCTATGATGAGCTTTTTGATTCTACATTTAAGCATTTCTTGACGTGGAATCCTAATCAGCCTGTTCAAATGGACGAAAATGCGATAGGTCAAGTGAACCGTCTTATTCAAGTATTATCTGAGAATGCTGTTTTAGGAGCAAGAACTTCTCTAACTGTTGGTTCTCTACACGATATGACTGCACCTGAGTTTGCATATAATGCTGAAACACCAGTTGATATCCGTTCTTTATTCGCTCGCACATCAGGCACAGTAAACGGTTGGGTATCATTAGTAGACCAACTAGCAAAGTCTGACCCAACTCTTTATGGACACTTAAATCTTGAAGATTTAATTTCCACAACGGATATTTCTGAGAACGGAAAAGATTTTATTGGTGATGCTACAGCACTATATGATGCATTACGTGACTCTGCTCCTGCGGATTTACAGCATTTGATGGATGAGGGCGGAATTGCAGCTACAAGTGATGGTAGTTATGAGCCTTTATTCTTGGTTTCTCCATCTATTTACAGAGCGATTGCTCGTGAGTTCCGTTTCCAGACTATTTCTTTCAATGATATTAATCCTAGATTAACTCGTAGAGAATTTTCTCGTCAAGGTATTGGAGGTTCTAAGCCGATTTACGTATATTATATTGATGATATGCCAGTAATTCCTATTTCTGACATTAATATTTTAGATCGTTATTTGACAGGAACAACTCACTTTGCAGCTATTACTTCTTCAAGAAATATTAGTTTAGGTGCTAGTTTTGCGGATTTACCTAATTTGGATTCTCCAAATATTGGTATGATTATTCAGCGTGAAACTGATGTACGTGAATTAGGTAAGTATTACTTTGCGGCTCATGCGTTATTTGCTACGACTATTGCTGATACGGACTTCTTTGTTGGTACGCAAAGATATGCAGTACCTCAATAATTAATTAACTTATAAAAACTAAAAATAATGGCTTGTACTGTTACAGCTACTTTAGGAAATTTGGGTCAGAGTCCTGACTGTAATTTACGTGGTGGCCTTAAAACAATTAAGTGGATCGAAAATCAGCATATTGATTGGGATGTGATGACAACCAATACGGCGAATTCAAATGTGAATGTTGATGGAGAAGTTATCCAATTTGCATATACTGGTTCTGAGGATGATTCTTCTTGGCATACCCTAACTTTTGAACGTAAACTTGGCTCTTACAACTTTACTTTCACAGAAGACGCTGATGTATATGAGCAATTGATTACTGTTACTTTTGAAGGTAAATCAAAGGCAGATCGTGAAATCTTTTTGAATGCTTTATCTGTATGTAAGATTGTGGCAGTTGTCTATGACAATAACTGTCAAGCTCGGCTCATCGGGGTCGACTACGATGGAACATTTACTGAGCAGATTAAGTCTTTACGTATTGTACGTCACTTAGATGCTTCTGGTGAATTTGGTACTTCAAAGGCTAGAGATGAGATGGATTTAGGTGGAGAAAGTTTATTTCCTCCTATGTATGTGAATACAACCTCTATTCCTGAAACGTCTTTAGGATAATAGCTAATTGCCCGCAATGCTTGCGTATGCTTGCGTATTCTTGCGTATGCTTGCCTATGCTTGCCTATTCTTGCCTATTCTTGCGTATTCTTGCGTATGTGCGTATGTGTGTGTATGTGAGTATTGCGGGTTAATAATATTTTAATTTTATATGCTACAATTAACTAATCCGATTCCTGAGTCCATTAGAGATTCAAAGAAGTTGGGTATATTATTTAAGAAGTATAATATAATGCCATATTATGGGACTACTGATGAGAGTAGTCACAGTATGTTGCGTTTATTATATGATGTGAGTTCGGTAAGTCAGAGTCATGTAGCTTGTAAATTAAATATAATAAGTTATGCATTTGGCGAGCAGTTGGATATAAAGCAGCCACATATTAGTGGCTTTTATGATACTGAGAATTTGGATAACAAGTTAGATCGTTCTACTAAGGTATCATATATTGAGGCTTTGCGTGGGATGGGTTTGCGATTAACTGATATTATAAAGTACACTAAATCTGGGTATCATCATTATACTGATTCTGGGAATGCATGGTTTATAGTACGTTTAGTTAAGGCGGGAGGAGAGAGTAAGGTATATATTGAGCCTGTTCATTACACTCAAGTTGCTTTATTGGTTCCTCGCAGTGGTTCTAACAATTTAAAGAATGCGATTGTAACGGAGTATTGGGATGAGGATTATTGGAGGCAGCGTAAGCCGAAGGTATATCCTGTTACTGATATGTTTGCTGAGGAGTGGAATTGGAGAGAGCGAGGGAATGGTACTATCTTTGAGACTATTGTACATATAAAGAATAATGCGGACAAGAGCAAGTTTTATGGTAGGCCAGATACATTGAGTGTATTAAATTATATGTATAGTGAGTATGCGTTTAGTGATGTAAGTGCAAAGATAAGTGGTACTGAGTTTGTCACAAAGAAGGTATTAGCTTTTGAGGAGTTAGACCCAACACGTTATGATGGGGATGAGGAGGATAAGATTATGCAGCATCGTCGTCGTATGAATTCCTTGAGGGGATTAATGACAAGGGAGGGCGATCATTTGCAGGCTAAAAGTTTGGCGGGTATTGAGTATCCGTTTGGTCAGAAGCCTCCTATTGCTATTGATTTAGAATTGAATAGAGATTGGGCATGGAAAGATAAAGAATTAGATAGAGCTAGTTCTTATATTTATGCTATGCATGGATGGGAGAAGCAGTTAACAGGAATGAAAGAAGTAAAGAGTAATACTGGTAGTAATATTGTTATTGACTTATTTAATATTAAGAATGTGACAACTATTACTCCTTTACAGAAATTTTGGGAAAATATATGGGGATGGATGTTAAATGAGATAGGTAGTGTATTACTGCCTAGTCAAGAGATGTATAGCATTAAGTTTCAAGATAAGATTAAGGAGTTAGTAAATATGTTAGCATTGACTCAAGATGCTGATGTAGTAGCTCAATTAAATTATAATTTGAAGAGTGGTGCGAGAGTTGATGTAAAGGATAGTAGTGCTGCTGCTAATAAAGACCTAATTAAGAACACCTTAAACGAAGATACTGATGCTGAAGCTGAAGAGTAGAACATTGTTGACCCCTGCTGAGGTGATATATTATGCGGGCTTAGGAGGCAGTTTTCCTAGACTTACTATACGTAATATATTTACTATTGAGTATCAAGAGGCTAGGACTCTTATTGGAGAAATTTTCTATGCAGAATTGATTGCAGATTTAATAGAACATTCTGATGTACGCAACTTTACAGAATTTGTTATTGAGAGTGATGGTACTACGAATTGGGAGGTAGGTGACAACTTTGTATATAATGGGATTCTTTATACAGTAAAATTAAAGCCTGATTTTACGGATGACCAAATTCGTGCTTTTTATCATGGGCAGACTCCTGAGTTTTTAGTTGGTGAAGATAGTGGTATTTTTAAGTATGCAGATAAATTTTCTACGGAAGCATTTAGTACACTTTGGTATGACTTTATGGCTGAATGGCTTTCATGGCAAGTTATTGCCAATTTACTTGGGGTTATGCATTCACAAATTAGACCTGAGGGTATCGTTAAAAATTTAGGTAAGACTTACGAACACGCAAGCGATGATGAGTATCATATTTTACATAAAGCTTGTTTAGGTAATGCCGAGAGAGCTTATTTTAATATGAATCACTTTATACTAAGTAATAATACTGATGGGGTGTATGATAATTATAAACCAATTTTAGAAGATGGTCTATCATCTATTGATGACTTATCTACTATAAATGATAAAGTAAAAGGAGCAGGATATGGTCGATATTATTTTGGATAGTATTGAAAGATTCAAAAAGAATACGCTATTAAAGGCTGTATTTGCAGGCGTAGAACTCGCAAAAAGGGAGCATGGGGATGCTCGTGTTAAGGTATGTAGTGAGTGTCCGCTTGCAGGCAAAGTTGAGGTTATGGGTATCAAGATGGATGGATGTACTGAGTGTGGTTGTCCATTTGCTACAAAGCCTTATATGCTAAATATGCCTCGGTTAAAAGATAAGATGGATGAGCCATTATCTTTTGACGAGCTAATCAAATTAAGAACCACCAAAGAGTCTGATGACTTTGAGATGGTAAAGATAACTTGTCCTCACCCGAATGGGAATAAATGGTCACAAGTTGATAACACTTTTTTAAATTTAAAAAAATAGTCAAATGTTAATTAAAGACATTTCAAAATTCGGGTTATTTAGAGACAACCCTCATGCTGATCCAATCAATAACTTAAAGTTCTCTACAAAATCTCAGGAGAGTGAAACGACAAGCGTAGGTCAAGATACTATTGTTTGTGCTGGTGCGGATAGTGATACACTAGAATCTGTAACTTACACAAAAGAAGGTGTTGACTATGTTATGTATCCTGAGAATACTATCGTAGCTACTGATACGGATGCGGTATTTAATTTTATCTTCGAGAAGGTATTACGTATTTATGAAGTAGATGCTTACTTAGATGTTTCTTATGATGCAGCCTCTTCAGGTACAGTAACAGTAGTACATATTGGTGAAGGTTCAATTTCTGCTATCAAATTAGCAGGCGAAACTGAAGACACAGCTACTAGACTTACTACTGTAGAAACAGTTGCTACTTACCGTTTAGATGTTGCTTCTGTAGCAGCAACGGTAGATGCTTTCTCTGATGGTGTTGATTCAGTTGCAGTAGGGGTAGAAATTTCTGATATTACTGCGATTACTGCGGACAATGCGAGCGAAGCAGCGCAGTTAAAATCTGCTTTAGTTTCTACTTGCTTTGCTGGCTTAACGGATACAACGCTTGCAAATAGTGCAACTGTAGAGGTTACTCCTGACATGGTTACAGGTCTTTATATCGTAAAAATCTCAGTTGCAGATACTTATGATAAGACTATGAGTTTGACATTAGGAGGTACAATCTACAATTTCGCTAAGGTAGCGTTCAGTAAAAGATTTGTATAATCAATTCTCTCATTCTATAATTATAAGGGAAGCTTATTAATTTAGGTTTCCCTTTTTTTAAATTTAAAAAATGAAACCATTATTTAATATAATAGCATTATTTCTTTTAATGCTATTCAGTAATAACATAATGTCTCAATCATACTCTTTATATTGTGTGGAAGACTATTTTGTTAATGCTACTGAGTGCGACTTATGCGATGAGTATGGCTCTGGTAGGCAGTTTTTTAATGGTCTAGTACTAGATTCTAGGTCATCAGGTAAAGACATTTTAGTTCGTAGTCCTTACGATATTTTATTAAGAGGTAATACTGTTATCCTTAGAGATTGGACTATGAAAAAGGTTACTATTAATATGAGTAACATAAAAAACTTTTCAACACCTTTTAGCCTTCTCGGCTATTTAAAAGAGTGTAGCGGAGGTACAGGACAAGGCGGTGGAGGCTTATCGGACGGAGATTATGGAGACATGACAATCTCAGGAGATGGTAAAATTATCACCTTAAAAAATGATATTGTTGGTGCGGATGAACTAGAAAATACTACGGTTGTAGCAGGAACTTACAATGTATCAAATATAACTGTAGACGCTCAAGGTAGAATAACTAGTGCGAGTGCTGCTACCGCAGATTTGATACCCTTAGCTACACCTCTTTCAGGGAATAATAATGTAGAATCCGCTTTAGTATATCTTGATAATAAACCTGCAGCAGATGGTTCTGAAACAAAAGTAAATGCAGGTACAAACGTAACTATAACTGGTTCGGGTACTATTGCTGACCCTTATGTGGTGAATGTTTCTTCAGGTACAGCTATAGTAGGTGATGGAGACTATGGGGATGTTGTAGTTTCTAGCGGTGGTTCTGTATGGACTGTTACTGGCGGCGGTGGTTCTGTTTGGACAAATTTAGATGGTACAGGAGCCACAACTTCTTCAACAGATATAAAATACAATGGCGGTCAAGTAGGAGTAGGGTTTGAAGACAGTGAAACTTTACCTAGTAGTAAGTCTTTAGCTGTAGAAGGGGATATGTCTATACAAAGAGAAAATGGAGCAGGTTTTACTTCTCTAACTGGATATGCAGATGATGGAACTACTGTTAATTGGCAAATTAACGATAAAAATTTAGCTATGAATTTAGGAGTTTCGGCAGGTTCTCAGGACTTAGTGATAACTTCTTCGGGGAAAGTAATTATAAATGGTACAACTCCTATTGGTAGATTGTCCAGTCAACATGGTTCACAATGGCAATTGGCATTACAAGATGATGCCAACAAATCTACATTAGTAAGACATGAAGATAATGGATTAACTAGAATAGCATTTACAGATGATGGAGGTTCTACAACAAAAGATTTGTTTTGGAGAGGAAACGGAAATGATATATCTACTACTAATTCTTTAACAGGAGTCGTTGGGCATATTAACTCAATTGTAAAATTGACAGATAATATTGATGATGATACTAAAGTAGCATATACTATACCAGTTGTTTCATATAAACATACTGCTAGTATCTTTTTCATTTGCGATTCTTCAAGTGAAAATGACGGAGGTGATGGATGTGCAGTAGAAACTGCAAATGCTGTTTTAATAAATGGATCATCTAATTTTATTCTTCCAGAGCTAGGTAAAGTATATGAATTAAGATACTCAGAAGATTTAGGAGAATGGTTTATAATGAATCTTTAAAAATAAAAATACAATGAAAAATAACTTATTAACAATATTTTTAACAATTATATGTATTGCAGCTTATTCTCAAAGCTACAATTCTTTAGATGAATTGTTAGAAGCTGATTATTTACCTATTAATAGGATTGTATCTGTTAAAGATGGAGAAAATAGTGCAGATTTTAAAATAGAAAAAGGACAAGGAGATAATATAACTTCTTTTAGCATCACAGCTTCAAAAAAAGCAGTTTTAATTGGAGATATTTCTTTGGTAAATTTATCTTTTATAGGTGTAAAGTATGGGGAAGGATTAAGTAAAGCTGAGATGCAAAGCAATTGGGCAATTTTAAAATCTTTTGTTTACAATTATTCTGATACTCTAAACTTAACTGATGACTTACACATATGGGTTGAGGGAGATGATGCTCTTACTGTAGAAAAGGATTTAACTATAAAAGGTAATAAAAATACTTTATACATACATCCAAGGAAAAAGGGATTTAGAGGTACAAGAAAAGTATTTAGACATACTTTTGGAAACATTAATATAGATGATTTATATCTAAAAGGTTATTCCGATAGATGGTTATTAGAAACTTATGAAGTAACATTTAAGCCTTCAGGAGATCAAGACGCAGTTTTATTATCAGGAAGTCAATCTAGTGGTTTTTGGAGTAATTTAAGCACAGGCGATACTATTGCTTTTCAAGTAGATGATGCTACAGCAGGAAATGTATTTATTGTTTCAGCATTTGACGAGCCTAGTAAGACCATAAGTTTTACAAGTAATTTTGGAACAGCAGATGATTATACTGTAAGTGGGCAATCTTATATAGGTGTTAGGTTTGAAGAAAATGCAAATAGTTCAGATATACAGACCTATGGTAAATCATGGAATGTTCAGGATAATGAAGCAAGTGCTTTATATGAGGAACTTATTTTTATTTCTTCTTTAAATACAGACACTACTGCTGCTGTTTTACAAGATAATTATAAAGAGTTTACTTTTAACAATTGTGACTTTGAAGGAATGGACTTTAATCTTAGATTGTCTGGAACATGGTTAAATGTATATAGTAATAATGTAAAAGAACAGGCTAATGCCATTAGCAATAGTTGGGTAGGAGGTTTAGCAAATAAATTATCTAAAGTTGTAAAAAATCAAGGTGAAGTATATGATTGTGGTACTGTATGTGAAGCTAGTGTAAATGACAATGGAGTAGTTTCTACAAATGCAATATTTGGAGGGGGTTATTATTTACACCCTGCATTTGTACCTAATTTTAATGGTGTATTATTCCGTGACAATAACACAACTTCATATAGAAATTTCAGTAGCTCAGGTAATGATATAACAGGAGAAGGATGGATAGGATCATTTGAAAATTGTATTTGGCAATCTAATAACTTTGAGCCTTTATTGATTACATCTAAAAGCTGGCCTACACAAATAATCAATTGTACGTTTAATGCTCCATATGACGGAGGTCAGACTACAATTCAATTAGGAAATTCTACTTCAATGATAGGATGTATAGTAGATGCTCCTATTTATTTAGGTTTAAATAGTGAGCCTTCTAATGAAGTAGATGACAGATATTTTTTAAATTTTGAAGATTGTGTTTTCTATCAAAATGCAAGAATAGATTTATCTCAATGGCCTAGTGCTACTGAATCAAAAGCTACTTTTACTTTTAATAACTCGACGTTTTTTCCATCTAACAATAATGCAGACTTTACAATAAAATATTCTACTGGAAATTTATTAATTAACGATTGTTTTATAGATAGAATGAATGAAGATGCGAATGGTACAATTTATAATTCTAGTACAAACTTAAACGCATTTATACAACTTGATGAGGGGGCAAGTGATTCTAATCCATTTGGTACTGTTAGTATAGATAATTTAAGAACTTTAAAAGATTTTTCTAATAATGATATGCCTATTATTAAAGGATATGATGAAAACAGTAGTACAGCAACTACAGCAGATGTATCTGGTTATGTCTTTAATATAAATGTTGTTGGTGAAAGTGGATTTACACAAGAAAATTTAAGCTCTGTCATTAATTCTAGCGGCGGCGGTGGTTCTTACCTTGTAAATAGTGAATATCCTGCTGATATGGATTCAACTTTAGTGTTTAACACAACAGCTTCAGATGCTACTGTAACTTGTGCTGATTGTGCTTTTTCTGCTTCAGATGTGGGTAAGTTAATACAAATAAATGGTGCAGGTCGGAGAATAATGGATGGTGATAATAGAGATTACATGGATGGTGATGAGCTTATTACTACTATTTTTTCTGTAACTAGTGCTACTGAGATTGAAGTCACTGACGCACCTACTGTTACTGTATCAAATACTACAGGATATTGGGGTACAGATATGTCGCCAATTATTAACCAATTAATTACTGATGGTCAAAAAGAAATTGTTTTTAAAGCAGAAGGTAATGGGTGGATATTTGGTCAAAGGTTAGATGCAAACCAACAAAACAATTCCTGTATTTTAGTTAATCAAAATAACGTTACTATCAAGGGTATTGGTCTACCTAGACTAAATTGGGTGTCAACAAACCCAAATAGTTATATAACAACTAATCTTGATGATGCTGCTGAAACAGCAAATGGTGTTAGTGATAAAACTCCTTTTGATATTCATTTGATTTATGTTGATGAATCTGATAACTTTATACTAGATGGAGTTTTAGGTTATAATATTGGACAAGATGAAAGTAGAGTAGATGCCGACCAAGAAGGTGGTAACTGGTCTAATACAACATATAATGCCGATCAAGAATTAAATAACACTGTAGTACCTTATGCTAGATGGGAAAATAAACAAGCAAATAGTGGTGCTGTAGTAAGATACAGAGGTTACTGTGTAGGAGGTGAAGTGAGGAATAATACATCTTATCGTACAGGTTTTTTTGTAAGAGTAGATAAAGGTGCAACTGATAATGATGTTAGTTACGGTTTAAAAATTTACAATAATAGGGTGAATGGTTATGGTAGCACCGCTGTAAGTACTGGTGAACAAACATATGTGTATAATAATATATTTGACAACTCAGACGCGGCATGGATAAATTCTGATGATAGAAGCAATTCTGGAGCAGAATATGATAGATTTGGTACATCACATGCAATTTATGCTTATAGTGGACATAGATCAGGGCATTGGTATAATAATGAATTTATTGAAATTAAAGGTACAGTTTTACAATGGAATACCAGTTCAAGCATTAATACTGAACAAAGCTTGTATCATATTTACGGTAACTCATTTTACGATTGTGCAGAAGTAGTTACTGCTTTAGGTAATTCTAGGGATAAAATTTACTTTAGAGATAATCAGATACAAGACAGTAAGCCATTTAATATCAATTCAAACGACGCTATAGTTTATATGTCAGGTAACGTCTGGAGAGGCTATAATTCAAATATACTAACGGACGGTACAACAAATGTTGAAACTGCATTTGGATTAAGTTTGGAAGCTTTTGATTCACTATTTATAGACGGAGATAAGTTTTATGATTTTAATCTATCAACAACTGCACCTGCTATTAGACTAGGTACTAATTCAGCTACTACAGGCAGTAGTGTTTTATCTATTACCAATTGTTATTTTGATAAGACAAACTTAGTAGCATTAGATGTTACTGGAACTATTGCGCCAAAAGGTAATGTTAAGTTTTCTGGCAATATTGTAAATTGTGGTATTAGAATATTACAAAATCGTACAGGATTAGATGCAAGAAATGTAATTGTTAGTAATAATGAGTTTTCTATATCTAGTGGAGATCAATCTATTTCTATAGCAAATCCAATTACATTTATAAACAATACAATAGATAAGGTTAATCCTTTTGATATACCTGTTTATGCTGATGCAACTGCTAGAGATGCTGCAATACCTTCACCTGCCTTAGGAGATTATGCGTATGTTGTGGATGTTAATCAAACACAAGAATATAATGGTAGTGCTTGGGTAGTGAGTTTTGTAACTCAGTTTTATCCTATGGTTCCGCAAGTTTTAGAAACAGCAGCAGCGAAGATGAATTTTGTTGATAATGTGTTTGTTAACAGCACTTATAATAGAACTTATTTTAGCTTAAATGTAGGTACACTTGATGAAGATGCTCTAGAGTTTCATGGCAATACGTTTTTATCTCAAAATATGAGCAAAAGCATAAATCCATTCTTTACATTTTGGAGAGGTGGGTTAAGTTTAAATAATGAAGCATTGCTTGGACAAGTTGTTAGCGCGACTGATAATAAATTCATCTACCCTAACGATGATGCTGAATATTTTGCTTATAGTGATGATAATGGTAAACCGACCTTCTCATCCCTACAAACATCTGATTTCACAGTAGCAATAGATGAATATAACTTAGTTGACCCTAATGGTGGAGCAATCACAGCTACAGTTCCTTCAGGTGTTACACAAGTGGGAACGGAATTTTGGGTAGTAGATTCAGAAGGTACAGCAAGTGGTACAAATACTATTACAGTTGATTTCTCGACTAATGGTTATACAGTAAGTGGGCAGAATACAGCAGTCATTAATGATGCAGGAGATGGATTCAAATTTATCTACATCGGTTCTAATAAATGGATTTCAGAAAGACTATAAAAAATAAAACAATGAAAAAAATATATTTAACATTGATGCTACTAATATCGGTAGCATCATTATTTGGGCAAAGGTTTAGTAGTCCTTTATTAATTAGTAATTTAAAGTCTGATGTTGTGCAAAAATCGGATTTTACAATAACTGGGACTACTACATTAACTTCTGCTAGTTCAACTTTTACTTCTAGTGATGTTGGTAAGACTATAAGTATATATGGAGCAGGTGATTTAGGTGCTGAACATATTACTACAATTGCATCTGTTACAAGTGCTACAGAGGTAGAGCTGACTAGTGCTGCTAGTATAAATGTAACAAGTGCTGACGGTTTTTATGCAACAAATAATTCTCCTTTGCTAGATGCTGCTATTGAAGAAAACAAAAATATAACAGTAAGTAAAGGTACATATTACTTTGCTGATGAAATAGCAAAAAATGATGTAGATAATTTCTCAATAGATTTTCAAGGTTCGACAATTTACTTTAACACCTTCTTCAATTCAAGTTGGGGAGAAGGGTCTAATGATAATTTAGAGCCAAACATATTTGATTTACAAAATTGTGATAATGTAAGTTTTGAGAATGTAACAGCAGAGTTTTTAGGTCAAACATTTGCTTTAAATGATACTGTTTCGTATTCTTCAGAATTTTCTACAACTACTGTAAGTAGTACAGAAGTTACTGTAACAAGCGCAACAAATGTATTTACAGCAAGTGATGTAAATAAAATTATTAGACTACAAGGTGCAGGTAGTCAATATTACTATTTTTATATTTCAGAGTTTGTCTCTTCAAGTGAGGTAAGCATAAAAGATGGCGGTGGTTTTGATAACCCTAATTTAGGAACCTTACAAACAACTCTTACAAATGTAGATGGTAAGATATTCAGCGAGGATGGATATACAGGAATACTACAAGGTCAAGCTTATGATCGAAGATATAACAAACGAGGTAATACAGGTAATTTTGTTGCTTTAAATACAAGTACTAACATTAATCTTACTAATGTAAAAACGATAGGATTAGGTCAATTGTTAGGTATAACAGGAGGTAATAATTCTAAGCTAAACATTTTTAATTGTGAGGTTGATGGTTATGGAAGTGTAGCTATTTCCCCGTGCGATTATACAACAATAAGAAATTGTATTATAGATAACCAAGAAGCACAAGCTATTACAGCAATAGATCAAGGGCAAAACTTAGGTACTTCACATGCTATCTATACTACACAAGCTTATGAAAATGTAATCATAGACAATAATGATTTAACATATATCCGAGGTGTTGCAATACAGTGGAACACAGGAAGCTCAGGTAAAAGTAAAGGGCATTTTGTGACTAACAATTACATGTTTGAAGCACAAAGAGCAGGGACTATTCAGGGGTCTGCTGAATGGCAAGTGACCTTTGAAAATAATATTTGGGAAAATTGTGGTCAATGGTCTGTAAACTCAACTAATAGTAAAGTTTATATAAAATCAGACACATATAAAGGTGAACCAACTGAGCAAACAGATTATTTAGGTGCATGGGGTATTGTCAATGCTGACTATTTTGAAATGAAAAACTCAACATTAAATGCGGTTTTTACAGGTGTTACTGGTACTGATGTTAGTGCATTATCATTTTCTATGCAATCATCTAGTGCAGTTAGAGATATAGACGTAAATATCGACAACAATATATTTGTCAATAATACAAATGATTTACAATTTATAAATGAACAATTCGCATTGACAGCAGGTAATGAGATTAAAATAACTAGAAATGAATTCTTAGGAAATGTGTATCTAGTTAAAAGTAGCTCTGGTACATACCGTCAGGCAGATTTAGAAGAGTATATTTTATTTGAGAATAACAACTTCTACGGTACTACATTTATCAGGATGGGAGCTAGTTTCTTGTATAATAACTTTACTAAAATTGGTGATTCTGATTTAGCATTAGATATTGATATGTTGTCAGATGCAGGTGCGAGTGGTGAAAGAAATTTAGTTTTAAATCATAATACTTTTGAAAGAATTAATGGTACAGATTCAGACATAGTAGAGTTAAGTGCTGCGAGTGATTTAAGGGTTGTGTTTGACAATAATAAAGGCTTAAATCAATCTACACAAGTACAATTAAATGGAGGTTCTTTCATAAGTAGAAAAGGACTACATCAAACTAATAGTGATAACTATTTTATAAAATCAAATAGCAATAGTATTTGGACATTAGAAAGTCCATCTTTGGCACATATTAATTTTAAACATGAAGATGCTAATCAGTGGAAAATAGGCACAGAAGATGGCGGACTTTTGGACGATAAGTTTATTATAGCATACTCTGGTAATTCATCTTTATCTAGTGGTGTTAGAATGACTATATCAACTGGAGGAAATGTTGGCATTGGTACTGATAGAGCCGTAGATGCTAGTGAAAAACTTGAAGTGCAAGGTAATATAAAGTTAAATGATGAAGGGGGTACAGTTAGATCGGACTTGATTGGTAATGCTGATAACAGGGGAACTGTAACAATAACAGAAGCAAAAACTGGAAGTTATACTTTTAATGTTTCAAAGTCAGATGGCAACTATATTGTTGCTACCTCAGTAGAGATAGTGTCTGGTACTCCGAGTTCGGATGAACTTATAGTTACTGTTGAAAAAACAACAAATAGTATTACTTTTACACTTTTTGAAGGTTTAGATGTAGGAGAAGCCGTAAACATAAACTGGATATTAGTACAGTAAAATAAACAGCAGATAACTAGAGTATTGCACGCATAGTTCGCTATGCTCGCTATGAACGCTCAGTTCGCTATGCCTGCTATGCTTGCCTTGCTCTAGTTGCGTTAAGCGTTATAGCGTTGCGTTTCTTGATGAAGCGTTGCGTTATAGCGTTGCGTTTAGGATGCGTTTAGGATGCGTTAACTAATTAATACTGAGGGGATTGTGATAGCGTTTAAGTTGCGTTTTATTGCGTGCAACTATAACGCAAAAAATATTTTATAAATTTTAGCGTTAGCGTATAGCGTTATTAAATTATTGACAATGGTACACATTACAGCTAGTGTTGATGACACTATGTTCAAGAAGGATGGTTATTCATATGCTAAGAATACTTATGAGATATTTTATGAAGAGCCTTCTGGTGAAGACCCTAACTCTAATGCTTTATTGCGTATTGGTCTTAGGGATAAAATTAGTAAGGAAATTTTTGTTCCTGCAATTCCTATCAGTGAATATACTAGTGATGGTATAAATCCTATTGCGGATTATGATACTTTGATGCAGTTATTTGCTACTCATTTAGGTTTTAATTTGGCAGGCTCGGCTGCCTTACAAACGGCTCAAGATGCGGCTACGGCTGCTTCCGCTGCGGATGTTAAGGCATTAGCAGCTCAGACAGGTTACTCTCATACGGGAGCATTTGCGGACAAACCCTTATCTAATAATTATGTATGGGAAGCAGGTGCGGGCATAAATTATACATCTGAAGATGTTAGTAATGGTACATGGAAGGTATTATCCTTGAGTAAATCAGTACATGATGCGGTGGATAATCCTTATTGGACTACTCCGACCCCGACAGGTAATGTAGGTGTAGGCTTATTTCAAGGGGCTAACCTACCAAATGGTGTATTGACATTAGTAGATTATGAGTATTCTTATGATTTGCAGTATCCTAGTTCTACAGGTACAGGCTATGAGGGTAGTACTGGTAGAATTAGATTAAATGATTGCGTTTATGGCGACCAATTAAGGGTGCGTTTTGATTTTGAGATTATACCACAGATAGCCAATACTACTGTAGAGCCTGCTATTTGGTATAGCAATAGAGATGACTCAAATAATATCACATTCACATTTCCTCTAACAGCTCAACCTATTTTTTATGGTGGAGGAACTGTGGCAAATACATATCTTAACAGGGTAGAAATTTCTGCTTGGATTACTAGTAATGAAGATGTAAATGCGCTTGCATTGCCAGCAATTAAGGCAGATAATCCTATAATAGTAAGACCTTTAGGTATATTAATAACAATTTTAAGATAACAGAAATGGCTATAAAGATTGTAAGAAATGAGGCAGGTAATTGTGTGACCTTTCAAGGGTCAAGTAATCCTGTTTATTGGAACTCCTGTTTATCAGGTGAAGTAGACCCTTCAAACCCACAATTAATAAATATAAAAAATGATATAAGAAGTATTAATGAACAAAATACTATTTATGAGTTTTATAATATACCTTACACAGAATTTACTGACTCAGAGGGTAATAGTTTTGCAACACCTCAAGAGTGTGCGACTTATATAACTAATGAATGTAATGTATTAGGGAATACAGGACAACAAGTAGCATCCGATACAGATACTTTTGATTTTTATTTAGATCAAAAGGATAATACTGTAATAATGAATACAGGTGATTACTTTCCTGTAAACACTATACAAGCAGTATTAGAATCATCTACTTTAAGCATAACATCTATAGTAGGTTCTAAAATTTACTATTCAAATATAAATTTAAGCAATGTTTCAATATTAGGTACAGAAATTACTGGAACTGATACAGAAAAGATAAACTCGCTAAACGCTCTATTTCAAAACACTGGAACATCAACAAGTAATATCCCTGCTATAACGAGTTCGTTGGCCATCTCTTTGACGCAGGGAGAAACATTGAATTATGAATTGATAGCTAACTTCGGAGTAGGCTATGAGTGGGATTTATCAAACGTTAGTGGTGTTACGACAGTAGAGGGGAATATACGTAAGTTAATAGGCGGTTCTTCATTAGCAGTTGGTACTTATAACATACCAGTTAAAGCGATCAATTATAATGGTCAGGATAGCCAAACTATTGTACTTACAGTTTCTACACCTCCTTTTTCTAATACTAAAAGTGTTAATTTATCAAACCAAGATTGGTTAGGTGCTAATGCAGCTTTATTAGATAGCACTTTAGGTAGGACAAATAATGGTAGCGGCTCAGGAGATGCATGGACTATAGCTTTTTATTTCAAAGGAAGTAGCGACACAAGTAACGGACAGACTATTTTTTACTTTGGCGATAATGACACAAATAATGGAGGTCATATGTATATACGTTATCAAGGAGGTAACAACCGTTTTCGATTTAGGTATGGATCGGATAACAACCACTTAAATTTTCATTCGCCAGACAACTCAATATTAGATAACATTTGGTATCATATTATGATTGCATATGATGGAGGAACAACTGGTGCGAGTAGTGGAGATATTAACAGCTATTACAGTAGATTCAGTATATTTATTGACGGAGTTGACGTTACATCAAATGGTAGCTGGTCGGAAAGTAATTATGGTTGGTCTAGTGGTATAGATGCTGACAATATAAGAGTTGGTAGATATGGGTCATCACAATATATGCAAGGAGGTTGCAAGATAGACGAACTAGCAATTTGGGACAGCGATCAAAGCGCAAATGTTTCAGACATTTACAATAGCGGTGTTCCTTTTGATTTATCTACATTGACAACACAGCCAAAACATTGGTGGCGTATGGGGGATGGCGATACGTATCCCTATCTACAAGACAACGGAACAGAAGCAAATTGCATATTTCAAATGTACAATATGACATCAGCAGATATTGTTAGTGATGTACCTTAAATATTTAGATGATAAATATAACAAACTATACGCATTCTTATAATACAAGGGCGTATAGTTTTTGTATTTTTGTAAAAAGATAAGAAATGACCTCTATATTATTTAAGTATATTCAGTCACATCCTATATTAGTGAGTGCGTCATCTGCTACAACTGGGTACGTGTTATCTATTGTCGAAGTATCAGAGTTAGTAGCAGCAATTTTCAGAACTACTGGTGTTATATGTGCAGCTTTTTTATCTGCCTTAACACTAGTAGTATATTTTAATAACAATTTTTATTTTGTAAATAAGTTTCCATTTATAAAAGTTAAAAAAGATGAAGAGAAAGTTTGATATTCAGTTGCCCGCACTTGCCCCCGAAAAGGTGTTTAGTTCGCTATCACAGATTGATGATTGGAATTACCAGTATGTAGGCACAAAAAAATATACAAATAAGATTGATAATCGGTGTATTGTATTTGTGTTGGATACTGCGGGCGTATTCGATCATCCAGATTTGGTTGCAAATTCATATTCAAGATATGATAAGAACTTTAGTTCCTCAAATGTATCTGAGGACTTACAAGGGCATGGCACTCATTGCGCAGGAATTGTAGCGGCTTCCAACAATGAATTTGGGACAATCGGTATCAACTCTGATACTATTGTTGTAGCAATAAAGGTACTAAATGATTTTGGGAGTGGCTCGATGGATGATGTTGCTGAAGGTATTAGATATGTTGCTGACTTACAGTTAGATGATGCGCATAAAGGATTTAAGAAGATTATCAGCATGAGCTTAGGCTCATCTAGTGCTTCACCTAAAGTAGAATCAGCCTTGAAGTACGCAAAATCTAAAGGTGTTATCTCGTTTGCTGCTGCGGGCAATGCAGGCAAAGGCTCGCAAGATACGGTAGCTTATCCTGCTAAGTATGATGGACTTTGTATTTCAGTTGCTAGTCTTGATAAAGGAGATAAATCTGCAAGCTATAGCTCGCAAGGAGATTCTGTTGATATTTCTACAGGAGGTAGCAGAATCTACTCTACCTACAAAAATAAATCTTATGCTAGATTATCAGGAACCTCGATGGCTTGTCCCGCAGTTGCAGGCTTGGCTGCGTTAATTGTGTCATACTTCCCAGAAGTTACATGGAATCAGGTCTCAATGGAAACATTTTTGAAAGAGAATGCAAAGGATTTAGGTACGAAAGGTATTGACCCTATCTTTGGGGCAGGCTCAATTTTAGCGGATAACTATTTGAAGGAAGCCCCAAAAAATGACTTTAAGCCTTTACCTCAAAATCGCTATTCTCCTTTTGACCCTGCTGTAGGTATTAAAACAGTAAATGTGATTTTTGATGTGGAAACTTCGATCATGTCTAGGGAGATTGCAGTAAAAGAAGGTAATTATAAATTGCCTTTTGAGGACTTTAGAGGGCGTAAGGTAACTATTTCTATTGATTGTGATATAGATGTATCTCGAAATGCAAATTATAGCTTAGAGGTCATTAAAAACCTCTCTCAAGCGTATGCTAATTTAGCTTCTGGTATTTATATTGGAGAGTTAGATGCAAAGATGTTAGCAGATTTTGAGGACTCCGATTATACTGTACATATATGTGATGGCTATTCTAGTTTTGTAGATATTGCATATAAAATATCTGATATTCTAAAAATGAACAAAGCAATCAAAATATTAGGTATCACCTTTGATTTTGATGATTTTGTAATAAATATTTAATTTTTTAACTTAAAATACGATAGAATGAAATTTTTGCAAAAAGATCGTAACACAACAATTTTTGGTGTACTGGGTTTTGTATCGCTCTTAGCTGAGCAAATTGCATTTTTATTTGATGATGTAGCATCTACTAATCCAGACTACGGAATGCTAGTCTCTGCCTTGTTTGTACTTCTAGGATTTGCTTCGGCTAAGGATAATAGTGCTGAATAATTAGAAAGAGGATTGCCCGCATTGCGGGCAATCCTCTTATTTTAGTATCGACATATGTCTGATATTACTTGTTAGCTGCAAGTGCTACATAAGCGCATTTAATCAGCTTTATGCGTATCATCCGTAAAAGAAAAAAGCCCACGCTCTTTTGCCTTTTCAAGGCAATTTGGGTTAATATCACAACCAATAAAGTTTCGCTTCAAATCTTTGCATACTTCTGCTGTTGTAAAGCTACCACTATAAAAATCTGCTACTAAATCACCTTCATTGCTACTTGCTTTTATTATTCGTTCAATTAATTTTATCGGCTTATTTGTTGCATAAGCGATTCTGCCATATCTTGTAGAAAAGTTGTCTAGTATAAAACAGTCTGTATAATATCCAAGAGTATACTCTCCAATATTATCAAATTCATATTTCAAATTTGGGTCATATCCTCTACTTTTATCAATATATACTTTATTTTCTCTTGGGTTTTCAAAGTTATAGTTATTTGTTTTTGTGTAAAATAAAATACAATCGTGCTTTTTACTAAATTCTTTTCTACTAGCACCTCCTGTTTTGTATCCCCAAACTATCTCATTCCTAAAGTTTTTATACCCAAAAACATCATCCATAATACACCTTATCCAATGGTTTATTCGCGTATCCATCTGCAAATAAATACTGCCTGTTGGCTTTAGTATTCGGTACATTTCTTTAATGCGAGGTATGTAATGCTCTTCAATTATATCACGTTTAGGTTTTAAGTCTTGGTAGTCTTTAAACTTTCTACCAGTACCATAAAGTATATCACAATAAATTAAATCTACTGTATTGTCTTGCATTTCTGCCATTAATTCAAGGTTGTCACAAATTCTCATATCTAAAAATTGCCCTCCCTCTTTTTCTTTTACTATCATTCGTTTTTCAATTAAAGTTTGTACTAAATAAGCCGCACCAGTCAGCTAACACGGTATAAAAAGCATTAAAACGCCTTTTTATACCCAACCGTTAGCTGTAATATTGGCTTAGGTCAATGCTATTTTCAGCTTCGTTACCCCAAGTATGCCAACCCTGCTTCTCCTCTCTACAAAACATTTCCAGTCTGGCAGCACTTGGATACCACTCTTTTATTAAGTTTCGTATAAAGTCAGGCTTTTTACTGTGCTTGCCTCGTTTCTCTTCCATTACACTACTTATTCTCATTGTGCTTGGCGGTGGGCTAAACTTACCTTTTTTAGCAACCATAAGTAGTTCGTGCTGCCCTCTAAACCAATACCCCATACCAATCATCTTTTTATCCCAAATACCGTGTGTTACATACTTAAACCCCCATGCTTCTATTACCTTCATTGCTTCGGGTAGTTTTGGAGCAGTAGCCCACATATACAACACAGCATTTTCGTTTGTCATATTCTTTACAGGCAAGTTGCAAATATCATCAATAGTCATTGTGGGGTATTGGTTTTCCACGTCTCTGCTTTTACTTTTACTAAAGTCATATCGCCACGCAGGGTCGGCATAAATTACATCATATTTCATAAGTCTGTGCTTCTAAGTCGCCAATACATACAGCTAACAATGTGTATAAGTAATGGCACGTTAAAATTTGTGGCATAATTCAAATGGTCGGTGTATGTGCCACTACTCATACACTCGTCCGTTATCGGTCATTTCCTTTCGGCACTAACTGCTTTTCTAACTTCTCCAAGCAAAGCACCACTTCTATCTAATACTTCATCACACATCTTTGCAATACATACAGAGTTATCAGGGTATAACTCTACAAGTCTTTCAAATATCTTTTCTGGTGAAGACATCGGAAACGAACTGATAACAACACCTATATTTAATGCCTCGTTTTGTGGTAAATTTGAATTTTCATTTTTCATTTTTAAAGTATTTAAGTTTATAAATATTCGTGTTCATTGGAACATAGCCAAACCGTTACCAACTATTCATAAGCCTCAATATAATATTGTAATATCTTCTTGAAAATCTCAATCTGATTGATGTCAGTGGTATTGATAGCTATCCAAAATTTGTAGATAAGGTTTATATCATCCCTAGACTCCATTTCATTTATTTTGACAAAGCCTAGTATCGGATAGAAGCTGCGTTTGTCCTTAAAATTTGGAGTTAACGCACTAGCGTAGTGTAAGGATTTCTCTAAATCCTGCTTCCCATTTTTATTTCTATGCCTAATTAAATACTTAAAGATATTGCCTTCTTCAAATGACAGACCGTTATCTTTAATAAAAACGATGGGCTGATATTGCATTTGGTAATGGTTGCCTCCTATTTGAGTGGTAGTATCCATTTTATTTAGTTTTTTGATTCGAGTGTAAGATAATAGTTTATTTTGGAATATGCAAGAGATAAATAAAAAAAAATATTGACCGCACTTGCGGGCAATATTTTACAAGAAACAACAACTATATAAAATCAACTTATGTTTTTGGCATCTATCAAGTTATAAAATGATTTGTAAACCTTTGAAGTTAGATCAGTAGACTTAACCCCTAGCTTTTCATCATCCTCATATATAATATGATACTTCTGTGAGAACTTTTCTAGGTCGTTTATTGAGTTTTTAGGAATGAAAACAATAAACAAGAGGGCTTCGCCTAATCTATTTTCTCTCACCCATAATAGCCCTACTTGTTTATTTACTGATGAAGCTCTCTCTGCATCTCTTTGGCACTGCTGCCAAAATCTCTCAACTTGCGCTAATATCTTTTTTATCTTACCCTCTGCTTCATCATAATGTCTTCGTAACCCTAAGTCTTTATAGTGCTTAACCTCTATTTGAAAGGGAAACTTATCTCTAAATTCTGCATTAGTGCAGACAACATCACCACATATTAAAGGCTGTATAGTTTTTGATACGTACCTTAGGCCGCCTGATGCGGGCACTCTAACAAACTCTTCACCAGTCCACTCCTCTAATATTGAACAGACTTTTCTTTCTGCATTTTGGCCTTTTGTTCTACTATTTCTTCTCTGCATAGAAAAATGTTACACCTCAATGGATACTCAGAATACTAAGATTTAAAAGTGCGGTATTAGGTATCTTAGAGATGTAACAGTTATCTAACCATATTCGCCACTCTGACCAACGTACCATAACCTTTCAAGACAAATATAAGCTATTTTCTACCTCTTGTCAAGTTTTAGGCCAAGTTTTTTTAATTTTTTTTTATTTTCATGGTGAAAAATAAAAAATATGTTAAAATATGTTAAAATTTTTAAATGGCCTTGACTTTAAGAAAAAAAAGCTGTAACTTTGCCATGCTTACATAGCATACAAGCAAGCAGCTTTCAACAAATGCAACGCAAGCACTTAATCAGAATGTCTTTAAGAAAAGAATAAAAAATTCTTCTCTCACAAAGATAAATAGCCGCACCCTATCTCACAGCGAATGGCTGTTAAGGAAGGCTCCTTAAAATCCTCTAGTTAGATAATTAATAGAATATTTTTTTTTAAAAAGTCAAGGTATATTATAATAGTAAGCTAATGCTATAATGCTGACTAGAAAATAATATAATAATTCTGCCTCGCAAATTTGCATTTTAAAAAAACTATCCATAAATTGTGGCTATTACTAAATAAAAATAAAATTATGATTTGGCCGCAAAATTACAGCGTATCCGAGAAAGGATTTTTTCAAGTATTAGATGACACTAGGTTTGATACTCAACCTGCTTCTATTGACATCCCTATTTATCAAATTCATAAGGAGTCAAATAGGGTAGTAAATATTTACAACCATCCTTCTGAAATAGATATCTTATCTAAATCTCAAATACGGGGTTTAGTACGATTTGATGAGGATGTGGAAAAAGGTAAGCCAACAGAAGAAGTAGGTATGTTAGAAACTACTAAATATTTATACTTACATTATATGTTGGTAGATATAGATAATAGAAGACCATTTTGTAATACAAGAAATAACAAATAATAGATATGCACAAAGAATTTGAAAGAGATATTGTACGATATCTTGTACAAGAGAATCAAGGTATTGAGTATATAAAGCAGATCGACTCCGATTATTTTAACCATGAGGAGAATAAGTTTGCTTTTACCTACATGAAGCAGTATGTAGAGCAAAATAAATTTATACCTCCTAGAAACTCCTTCTACCGATTTGTTTATGAGGAGCTATCCTTGACCGAAGAGAATACAAAAATAGATGAGATTATAAAGGATATTTATAAGCCTTATGAATCGGTTAGGGCTGAGTTATTTTTAACAGTAAAAGAGTATTTACAGAAGCAATCAATAATCAAGTTATTAGCTTCTATTGAAGATTTATCCTCTTTGACCGATCAAGAATATTCCAAGATTGCAAACAACCTATCTGCTATTGCGAAACTAGATTCTAATGAGAATTTATATCCTGCCGACAAGTTTGTTCGTAAGGATTTTACATCTTTAATGCCTTCTTATGAATTGAGTGTACCTTCTTTTTTAGATGGTTTAAATAGTTTAAGAACTACTGGCGGTTTTCAAAGTCCTGAGTTATCAGTAATTGTATCAGGAGCAAAAGGCTTTAAGACTGGTATGCTTCTTAATCTAGCGGTAGATTATATGTTGAAGGGTATGAATATAATTTATATAGATTGTGAGAATGGTGTAGATCAGATTAATGCCCGCATAAAGCAGATTATTGCAGGCAATTGCACCCATAAGGAGTTATATGATAAGGAGATACAAGAGAATTTGCGTAAGCGTATGCAGTTTTTAGATAGTAATTTCTTGACTGAAACTGGGGATATTGCTATCTGTTATGTCCCTAGTGGTAGTCATTTTGATGTAGTAGAAGCTAAGATTGAGGAAAAGATTAGGGATGGATTTAGGCCAGACATATTAATTTATGATTACATTGATAAGTTTACATCAGGCTCTCATAAGGGGCATGAAGACAGTCAGAAGAATTATGATCGTGCGATTGTATTGAATAATAAGTTTAATACATTTAGTTTTACGGTATCTCAGACTAATCGTGATGGGTTAGAAGCTACTACCTTAACTGCTGCAAATTTAGCGAAGGATTTTCAGAAGGTATCTAATGCTCATGCTGTATTTGCATTAAATCGTAATCGCTTTGAGTTAGATAATGGGCTTGCGCATTTAACTCCGCTTGCACAGCGGGCAGGTGAGAGATATATTCAAGGAAAGAATGAGGTATTTTTAAGGATAGATGAGTCTATACAGTTAGTAGAGGAGATTACTGACCCTGTGGAGAAGATAAGATTATATGAGGAAATATTTGATACTGTTGTAGAGCATGATATTGATTTATCAGATAATATTGATATAATATGACAACAAAGATATTTAATTTTCTTCAAGATAAGTTACAATTTCAATCGACGTGTACTGATTGGTACAGATTTAAGCATATAGAGTCTAAATCTTATTCTAAGAATTGTGCGTACAATCCTTCTATTGATACTGTTATAAACTTCTCTACAAAGTATAATTTTAAGTCTATGTCAGGCTTTAAGTATGCTATGCGTTATATCACAAAGCAAGATTATAATAGTACAAAAGCTATAATTGCTAGATATGATGGTGTAGATTTTGATAGGGATAGAGCAGCTTTATATCGTTTAAATACTGCTAGTTATAAAGATAATTACGTAGGCAAGACTACAAGATACTTAAATAGTGTTTCTGAGAGTATTTTATCTAATTCAGATATTGCTATAGCTGCAAGGAAATATCTTGAATCTAGGGGAATTAGTGATTATCAAGCTGATTTTTATGGGTTACGTGTGGGTATCAAGGATAAGTATCTTAACAGAGTTATTATACCTTTTTTTGAGGATAAAAAGATAGTCTATTTTAATGCTAGAGATTTTACTGGTACTAGTCGATTAAAGTATGTAAATCCTACTGAGGATGAAGCAGATTATAGTGCTAGAAGTTGTATTTATAATATAGACTGTTTAAATACTTATGATACTATCTATGTGGTTGAGGGAGCCTTTGATGCTATGATGGTAGGCAGTGATTGTATAGCTTTAGGTAGTTATACATTAAAGAGAGAGCAACTAGATAAGTTAATAAATACTTCAAAAAAACATTACATTTTTATTCCTGATTTTGAAGGTTATGAGCAATTTAAGAAGCAAGCTAAAAAATTGTGTGTATTTCATAAAGTATCAATGTTAGATACTAGAAATCTTGGGGAAGGTGACCCTTGCTTGTGGGGTAGAGATAAGGTTTTATCTTGCCCGCAATTGTCTGCATTAGCTATCGAAAAAAAAGTTAAACAACAACAAAAATACTCATTTTTATGATTAGTATACAAGAAAGAGATTTGAGGCTTTTATTAGTAAATAGAGGTTTCACAAAAAATGCTGCTGACAATCTTATAAAAGCGATAAAGAGGTCAGTAGATTCTAAGGTAACAAATGAGAGGTCAGATATTGAGAAGAGATATGGGATTAGTGCGGATACTATGGTTATCCATATGCTTTGGGAAAGATATTGTAAGTATATTAATATTGACCCTAAATCAAGGTTAAGAGGTGACAGCCTTAGTTTAGTGAGGGATGCCTGCATTTGCTTGCAATATATTTGTATAGAATTAGGGATGGACTTAGATTTACAAACTATAGACAGATTCTTAAAGTATGCACATTATATTAGTGAGAAGTCTGGCTATACTAGATTATCATTGAGAGCCTTATCTTATAATGTAGATAAGGTATTAGAATTATTTAATAAAGCGAATATAGTAAAGGAATCTGGGGATTTCCCTTTGATACGTAGAATGCAGAGAAAATATGCAAGCTACTTAAAAATAAATATTGTGTCGGAGCTTGACAATGTAGAAAATATTTATTATTTTTATCAGGCCTTACAAAACATAAAAAGGCATACTTCCTATGATGAGAAGAGCAGCGAAAAAATTGTTGACCTGTTCATTCATAATAATATGTCTTACTGGAAGGATAAGGGGATAATACCTACTGCAAAGAATTTAGCTGATATAAAAGCATTATCATCACTAAGCAAATTAAAATAAATGATACAAAAGAAAATTAAGAGATACCAGTTTGATATTCTTCAAGAGAATATACATACCGATAATGATGCGCCTGTTGGGGCTAGTATGAAGCAGATATATAGTCAAAAGCTAGAAAATTATCTGCATAGTAATGGTATGAGTATCGAAAATTTAAGGCAAGACTACTCGAAAGAGCGTATGTCAGATCGTATGAGAGGAAGATTATTGACAGCTTATACTCAAGCAGTTCATATATATTCTCCAGTTGGAAGAGATGTGTTAGCAGAAGAAATAGGAAAGACTGAAAGCGAATTAAATTCCTTATTGAAGTCATTAAGAAACAGAAAAGTACAATGAAAATAAAGATAGATAATATACAAGGCATATGTGATTATACACATCCTAAATTTAAGTCTTTGAGAGAAGAATATAAGGTAGCTAATCCTGATTATTGGAGAGCAATAAGGATGTCATCTTATGCTCAGAAGTATTATTACTTTATAACTCAAAAAGGTAAGTTTAGTTTAGGGCATTTGCCCGCAATTGTGCGCTTATGCGATCAACTAAACATCTCTATTGAGATTGATGATACTAGATTGCATAAGACTATATTTAAACCTTTCAGTAATCAGTTAGGTGAGTACACATTATATGAGCATCAATATAAAGCATTAGAGCGTTCTAGTAATACCCTGACTATTTCTGGTCAAGATATTCCATATAATCGAGGTATATATAAGATGGCTACTAATAGCGGTAAATCCTTTATTATTGCAAGCAAATGCGTGCATCTAAATGAAGGGCATAAAGCTGTAATATTTGTACATACAGTAGACCTACTAAACCAGTTCTTTAAAACACTAAAGAATTTCGGATTAAATGTGGGCGCATTCGGGGGCAAACATAAAAAGACTTCTGTATTTCTTGAGTGTGATGTAATCATATCTACCTACAAGTCTTATCTATCTTATCACACAAAATCTAAAGAGGTAAAAGCATTCACAAATTCAGTAGATTTACTGATTGTAGATGAATGCCACAGAGCATCAGCAAAAGATTATGCTAGAACTATTAAACTTTTTAAAAATTCAACAAATGTTTATGGCTTTAGCGGGACTCCCTTCAAGAATGTGATATTAGCAGATAAAACGGTTCAAGGATTATTCGGAGATATCCTCATGGAGGTAAGTAATGAGGATATGCAAAAGATAGGTGTATCCTTAACTCCTATCGTAAAGATGTATGAAGTAGAATGCGATTATTTTTATTCTTATCAAGAATCTTATGAGCAGAATATCGTATTTTCTCAAGCTAGAGTAGATAAGATGGCTGAATATATTAAGCATAATACAAATAGGCAAATTATAATACCTGTTAAGCGTTTAGATCATGGTAAGTTTATATACAATGCTCTACATAAAATTTGTGATTGTAGATTTGTGTCAGCTAACCATAAATTTAGAGATTATTTATTTGAGCAGTATAGTAAAAAGGAGTACCAAGTTTTGATTACTACGCTTGGTCAAGAAGGATTAAACTTACCTATTGACACCTTAATTTATGCTAGAGCAGAAGAGTCGATTGTAAGCCTTCTTCAATATATAGGCAGAATATTAAGGCTAGAGGGCAATACTAAAAATATTGAGATTGTAGATTTCTATGATAAAGACAATAATAACCTAGAGAAGCATAGCAAGAAAAGACTTGAAATATATAAAAAAGAAAAATTTAAAACTAATATATAAAAAATAAAAACTTAATAAAATGGAAAGATTACCTGAGGAAGAAGTAGTTGTTAAAATCAGCGTTTGTAATAAATGCAATGGTATTGTAAGAACTGCTGTAAAACATATGATGGACAGAAAAAGTAATAACGATTTTGCAAAGGAGGTAATGGAATATAACCTAAATGTGATAGAACTACCTTTGCTTGAATACCGAAATCAAAACGCTGATTGGTGCAAATGTTAGTAGGTTTATTACCTAGAACGTTTAGTATAGCCGATGTGGTTTAAACGATAAATTTAAAAATATGAATACAGATACTAAAAGCTATGACGGCGATACATTGTTAGGCGCATGTGCCTTAGATGATAAAATATTAGCTGAAGCGTTTGTTTTATTATTTGACCCGACTTGGAAGCGTAATTGGACAAATAAAGATAAGGCAAAAGAAATGCGCTCAATTATAAACGGACAAACGCAAGTATGTAGACCTTTTTTTAATTACGCAGAATGTATAGATTACCTAAGTAGGTATTGCGCCTAACAAGGTATATCAGAAATATTGAAGATATTTTTTAGGATTTGCTCGCAATTGCAAGCAAATATTTTTAACTTGCCTTGATTATATAATTAAAAACTAAAAAATGGGATACAAAATTAAAAACGCAGAATTATCTGATTTCTTTGAGGTGATGGATAGCCTTGAAAAACTACTAACAGATAGGATAAGTGATTTACATCAGGTAAAAGGAGGTATGCAAGCAAGACACGCATATATACTTTACAGGAAATTACTATGGGAAGCTAAGGATATAATGAGAGATAACATCGAAGAAATTAAAACGGAAAGTAAGTAGAAAGAAAATAAATTATGAACTGGCAAGTAGTTTTAAAAAGACCCGTAACACGGCTATTTGCTATATTTTGTGTTATAGGGCGTTATTATTATGAACTTATAATATGTACAAAACGGAAGAGGCTTAAAATTTATCAAAAAAGGAATGAAGTGTAAAAATACCTACTTAGGTAAGGTTGGGATAGTAAAAGGTGGAAATAGTAGTGGTAACATTGATGTATTATTTGAAGGGGAAAAGAAAGCAGAAAATTGCCACCCAACTTGGGCGATGAAGTATTTTGATGAAAACGATAATGTTATTGCAGAGTATGGGCAGTAAATGCCCTATAACAAGGTATATCAGACATATGAAAAATATTTTTTAGGATTTGCTTGCAATTGCGGGCAAATCTTTTTAACTTGCAATCATTAACTAATTAAAATAAAAAAAAATATGCTACGTTTAGTTGTTTTAGTAATTTATTGTAAGTTGCAAGCATTTGCTTGCGGGAGTATTGAATCTCCTGATACGTGTATGGAGATGGTATATGATACAACTAGATATGTAGTATCAATAGATTCATTCAAGTATAATACCTATATGGAGGAAGGGGTTTGTTTTATTCAAGTTGACACTTTAAAATAAAAAGATATGAAACAGGAAAAAATATTAAAGGGGATTGCTTTCATTGAGATGGCTGTAGAAATATTAAAGCCACAATCATTGGAGCAAAAATGTAAAAAAGTATATACTAGAAACACCTATATTTCTTATGTGTTTCAATTCTTATCCATTTTAACTGGCTTGAGTTTTATAGCTTATGTAGGTAAGGAAATTAATGGAGTATTGTTTATCATATCTTCTTTAGTTTTATTCATTTTGCTTGCTATGATTGAGGCAGGTAAAAGGATACTAATAAAAGATATATCTAAACTTTATTTTTCTGAAAATGAAATAAAGTATATATCTTTATTTTTGTTGGTTGTTATATTAGCTGCTTCTGCTAGTATTAGTTACGTAGGAGGAAGTAAAATACCTTCTGTGATTGTGTCAAGCCAGTCTATTGATTCAACTCAAGTAGCTGAGGTTATTCCTTCTATTCAACTAGACTATACTAGAACTCAACTAGATTCAATAGCTAAGTCAATCAGAAAGCAAGAAGCTACTACTTACAAAGGAAGGGTAACTAGGACGGCTAATAGAAACTTAAAAATACTATATGACCAACAATCACAATATCAAAGTACTCTTTTACAGTTAGAAAAGGAGCATCAAAAAAAGGTAGATGCTAGGAATCAGGCTTTATCTGCTATAAAAGAAACTAGAGATTTAAAGATACAGGGTGTCGGATTTATCTTTGGAGGAGTAGCTGTTTTTAGTGATATTATGTTAGTGTTTCTTTTATACTTTGCGTATAATTCCTTGAGCAAAGTTTATAAAAAACATCAAACTAGTACAATATTAGATGCGTATAATGTAACGTTAGAAGAAACGCTAGTTTTAGCTAAAGTGCCTGAAATCAATAAGTTACCTGAGCCTAAAGTAACGTTACAAGAAACGCAAGAGGAAAAAGTAACGTTACAAGAAACGCAAGAGGAAAAAGTAACGTTACAAGAAACGCAAGAGGAAAAAGTAGCGTTACAAGAAACGCAAGAGAAGCCTAGAAAAAACGTAAAGCTGCCTAAAACTAAAAAGGTTGAAGTAGTAAACAAAGAACCTAAACACAGACGTTGCGACAACTGTGGGGCATCGTATGCCTATAAAAGACCAAGTTCTAGGTTTTGTAGTTCAAAATGCAGATTAGAAAATCATAACCAAAAAAGAAAATAATGAAAGATATATCACACATAATTTTAACAGATTTAGATGAGTTAAGTAAAGTATTAGATTCTTGTGTAAAGTCTAAGCTATTTTGTTGCGACTTTGAAACTAATACTGTAAATCCTTTTGATGAGGATGCCTTAGCTACAATACTAGGATTCACTAATAGAGAGGATTTAATTTATATTCTTCCTATTTATAATGTAGAGGGTACGGTTAGCGAAGAGTTTGTCAAAAAATCTTTTGATCTTATTGCATCAAAGATATTATCAAATCCTGATGTTAGACTAATAGCTCACAATCTACAATATGAACTGCATTTCTTTAGGTTATGTATGAATAATTATGACTTTGACTTTCAGTGTGAACTACATGACACAATGGTAATGAGTCATTTTATGAACGAGAATCGTAGGCATGGCCTAAAAGGATTGGTAAATACTTTCATAAAATCCTATGCAGGATATGAAAGCGAGTTAAGTCAGTATATGACAGAGAAGAATGATTACTATAATATAGAGTTAGAGCATCTAGCTAGATATTGTGCTATTGATGTTTATGTTACCTTAAAACTTTTTGTGATGTTCGAGAAAAGGTTGAAAGGGGATGATGAGCATAAAAGGTTGTGGGAATGTTATAGTAAAATTAAGATGCCTGCATTGCTCGCTCTTAATGATGCTACATCAAAGGGGATGCATATAGATTTAGAGTTGCTTGAGAGGTCAATAGAAAAGGTAACAAAAATACAAGAGCAGAAATATGATGCTATGCTATCTTCTAAAGTTCTTCAAGAATTTCAGTTTGCTAAACGTAAAGAGGCATATGATGCTAGGGTATCTTTATGTAGGGCTAAAATGAAGGAGTATAAAGAGCAAGGAAAGATGGCTTTTTATAAAAGATGGTCTGAAAATTTGGATAAGGCAAATAATAAGCCTAGTGAAGAGTGGTATTCTATTAATTTGAATAGTCCTGCTCAGATGAAAGAATTAATATATACGCATAATAAAGGCTTTAAATATGCTTCTTTAGGTTTATCTAGCGAGACTACAGATTCGTATCAATTAATGGAAATATACCGAATGTTCCCAGATAACACTTTTTTAGTTAATTTACTTGCTTATAGGACAGTAAGTAAAATACTAAATACCTATCTGATCGGTATAAGAGATCGTTTAGATGGCGATAAAATACATGGTAGATTTAACATTAATGGTACAAAAACAGGCCGTATATCTAGTTCTGACCCTAATTTACAAAATTTAATTTCTCGTTCTTCTATTGATGATGCGGATGTTCAAGATACTATTAAAATAGTAAAAAAGCTATTTATTGCTCCGCAGGGGTATGATTTCATACAGATTGATTATGCAACAATGGAGTTGAGAATTGCGGCTGCTTTTGCTGATGAACATAATATGATTAAGGCCTTTGCTAATGGTGAGGATTTACACGCTAAAACGGCTGCTAATGTTCTTGAGGGGATTTCCGTAGAGGAATTTAATACTTATGAAAAGCCTAAAAGAAAAAAGATTAGATTCAAGGCGAAAGCCGTTAATTTTGGGTTTCTGTATGGTATGAGTGCAGAGTCTTTTAAGGACTATGTTAAGAATATGACAGGACAAATTGTAAGTAGCGAAGAGGCTGTGAATATTAGAGATAAGTTTTTTGAAACTTATCCTAATCTTACCAACTGGTATGCTAAGAGTAGAGCCTTTGTAACAAAATATGCATTTGTTAGGACATTCTTTGGTACTAAGAGAAGAGTAGGCTACTTATTTAATACTACTGAGAAGTATAAGATAAAAAGTCTATCAGTAAATGCACCTGTTCAAGGTACTAGTGGGTTATGGACTCTAGCGGCTATTGCTGAAATATATAAAGAATTTAAAAATAATGATTCGGTGGTGATAGCTAACACTATCCATGATAGTGTTATATTTTATGTAAAAAGAGATCAAGACTATAATAGAAATCTACTAAGGATACGTGAAATTATGGAATGGCCATCGGTAGTAGAAGATTATCCTGCTGTAAAAATATACAAAGAAAACCTTAGAAAAATAGGATTAAAAGTAGATTTAGAGGTTTCATCAAAATCTTGGGGAGATTTAAAAGAAATTGACTTTCCCTCTTGACTTTTAGTATAAAATACCTTATATTTGTAATAAATTTTTTAACCAAAATAAGTATATATATGTCATTTTTAGACGCATTTCAAAACACGCAAGAACAAGACAGAGAATTTAATTACTTAACTGGTAACAAACTGACTGAACAAGGTACTGATATTATTATTAGTAATGTTTGTGATGGCAATAAGCCTCTAAAAAAGGTGGTTTTCTGGGCTGAAAAATCTCCTTATATCAGCCAAAAAACCTTTAAGGGACAATGCCCATTAGATGATGAGTTACTTGCCTTTTACAAGGCTTATCCGAAGGATACTCCAGAAAGAGCAGCCCTCAAAAGCCAAAATAGGTCTTTTTCTAAAAAACAGCCTACTGATTTAGTTGTCTATATATTAAATGGAGATGAGGTAGACACTACTCCTGCGGTATTAAGTTGTGGTTCCGCTTTAGCTGATGCTATCTCTTCTATTTTAAGTAGCCCTCCAAAAGGCAGTAATGCGGAGGATTTTATTTTAAGCGAGAATGGGCAACAGGTTTATCCAATAACAATTAGTAAATCGGGGTCAGGGTTAAATACAAAATATCAAGCCCAAATGCACCTGAGTAAATTTGAAATGGACTGTACAGAAGCCGTAGAAGCGGCAAAGGGTATAGATTTACTAGGTCTAGCTACAGCAGAATCTAATAGAAAACCTATTGATGAGGCTTTAGCGTACTTCAAAGACACAGTTATTCCTAACTGTTTATCGAGTGAGGTAAGCGACACTATTTAGTTTAATTTTTAATTAGTTAACTATAGAGGATGGCTTTCATTTTATGTTGGTCATCCTTTTTACTTTAAATTATAATTTGTATGAAAGTATTAGTTTTTTCTGACCTTCATGTGAATAAATATAAAAGATTTAGTGATGGGGATAGCAGATTAGATGACTGTTTGAATATACTTAAACAAGTATATAAAACAGCTAATGATAATAAAATTGAGAATATTTTATTTTGTGGGGATTTTTTCGATACCCAGTACGCTATTAATACTAGGGTATTGACTAAAACTCTCGAAGTAATGCAAAAAATGTCGGAGAGATACCCTGAAATTTATATGTATGGTATTACAGGCAACCATGACCTTGCTACAAGAGAGGGGGATAAATATAGTTCTGCGATAAGTATGTTTGATACTATAAACAGTATAAATTTCATTTCTTTAGATTATAAAGCAGCAAGACTAGGAAAGGATGTTAGAGTAATAGGTATCCCATACAAAAATTCAGAAATAGAATTTAGTGATGCACTAGATGAGATCGTAAGAAATGAGGATATATCAGATGCAATTTTATTAGTACATCAAACGCCTAAAAAGTTTCATCATACAGGTGAATGCGATGAAAAAGACTCAAGATTTGATGACTTTATTAAAGTATTTTCTGGACATATACATGATAGGGATAACTACAACTATAACTTTACGATGGTAGGAAATCCTTTGCATAGAGATTTATCAGACGCAGGGGTAGATAAGGGGTGCTTAATCTTTGATACAGACACTAAAGAAATAGATTTTATATCTTTTGATGCTTTTTATCCTTCTTTTGTAAAAGTTGAGCAAGGGCAAGAGGATAATTATTCTGGAAGAGATTTTGTAGTTACAGTAACATCGAATATAGAGAATGAAAGATTCGATGAGGGTTTAAGTTACTCTGATACGTCTAACCTAGAAAATTTAGTCATACAGTATGTAGAAAATGAGTTACATAGAGATGACTCAGATTTAGTAATTAAAATCGGGAAAGAATGTATATAAAATTTAAGGAGTTAGAACTTCTAAACTTTAGGAGTTTTAAAGGTAGGCACACTTTTACCTTTTCTGATAAAGGCATTACAATAATAAATGGCAGTAATGGCTCAGGTAAATCCTCATTAATAGAGGCGATGTATTGGACTCTTACTGGAAAGCTAGTTAAACAAGGAAAGATAGATAGTGCTATATCAGAAGGCTGTAAAAATATGGCTACTTCTTTGTTAATTTCTAAAGGGGAAGAGCAGGTTCGTATTGTTAGGTCTTATGGCTCTAAAAAGTCGCTGCAATTATATATAAATGATGTAGCATCAACACATCTACATAAGAAAGATATACAAGAAAGTATTTATTCATTATTGAATATTACAGAAAATAGTATATCAAATACTTTATTCTTTAACCAGAATAGTAAAAGATTATTAGATGCTTCACAAACGGAAAGAAAAAACGTATTAAGTGAGTTATTTAACTTGCAAGTACTTGATGCCGCTAAAGATAATGCTAGATTAATGCTAAATGAGTATCAAAAATCTTTAACAGAGAATGAATATATTATATCTTCTGTTAAAGACAAATTAGAATCTGCAAAAAGTAACCTTATCAATACTAATAGACATAATGAACTTCTGTTAAGTCAGAAGGAAAGTAGAATTAACGATGCTATAAAAGAGCTAAATGAATTTGAGTTCGGATTAACTTCTATATTTGCTCCTGAAATGCCTAGTAAGGTTACTGCTCCAGCTTTGGATGATAATAGTACTCTTATAACTACTTATAAAGATGATATTGCATCTATAAAGGCTGAGATTAGATATGATAAAACTAATTTAGCTAGAAGGCAGCAAGAATTAGAATCTTGTGATTCTGTACAGAATTGTAATATTTGTGGTAAGCAGATTAGTAATCAAACTACTATTGATAGCATACGTAATGATATAAGTACATTAGAGCGAAAGGTACAAAACAATATAGATACTCTTAATTCTAAGGAGTTAGAACTAACTAAAGCTTCTAATAAGCAGAAAGAGTACGACAAACAGCACTCCGAGTATCAATCCTATCTTATAAGATTAGATAGATATAATGATAAGTTAGAGATATACAATGATAGACTAGCTAATCAAGAGGCTAGAAGAAAAAACTTACAAGATAGGATAGAAAAGATTAAGCAAGAGGATACTTTATTGTTAGATACGGTAAAAATCAAGAATGATATTTTTGATTTAGGAAAGACGCTAGAGAATTTAGATACAAAAGCTAAAGAGATACAGTCTAATCTTGAGGCATCTGAATTTTGGGTAAAAAAAGGATTTACGGGTAATGGCTTACTTGCTTACATTTTAAAAAGTAAAGTTAATGAGTTAAATACTATAATTTCTTCATACTCTTACATTTTAGATATTGATGTCAGATTCGAGGTTATAACTGAGGGTAAAACAAAACAGATACAGACGATTACTAGTATAAACGGTATTGATAGAGAATATGAATGGCTATCTGGAGGAGAAAAAGCTAGAGCTAACTTATTAGTATCACTTGCATTGAGTAAACTTCTTTCAGGTACTATGAATGCTAATTTGTTAATATTTGATGAAGCTTTCTCTGCTTTAGATGAAAAAGGGTACGAGGGTATAATTACGTTTATATCTGAAATAGCTAAAGATAAGGAGGTAATTATTATTACGCATAATTTAGATATTGCAGAAGGCCGTAAAGTTCTAATTGAAAAAATTAATAATAAATCAAAAATAACTAGATAATGAGATCGTATATCAGATTAGAAATTCAAAAAGAAGGGGAAAATGAGATAAGTATGTCAGATGTATCTTATCAGAATGAGAGATACTCAATACTATTTTTATCTAATCAGGGAGTGATAGACAATATGCTTACTAATATAGAGGGTAGCTTCCCAGATAGTGATATAAAACGCATAGGAGAGCAAGCTATATTTGAAAATATTATAGACCAGTATGAAAACTTACCTTTACGAGAGTTCTCGACAGAAGTAACAAAGTCGTTGACTCAATTTGGGGCGGCATTAAAATGGGGTATCTTTATTATTGATGAATGGCTAGATACAGTAACAGTAGTATTAGATGAGTTAGGAACAATCCCTGTTTATTACAGATTATCTGAGGATGTTGTAGAGTTGACTACTAGGCTATTCTTTCATAATAATGTAGAATGGTCGCATGAAGGCGTTACAGAGATTATAAATAATAATATGTCAAGAGATCACTCTTTGCTATCAAACTGGTATCCTTTGCAAGCAAATTCTTGCTACAAATTTACATTAACCAAAGATAGCTATGAGGTAGTTAATAATTTGAACATCAGTAAATTAGGTATCCCTGTTTTGCCTAATCTAGCTAATGAGTTCGACTTCAAAAGTAGTTATGATTCTTATGATAATGTTATAAAGACATTTGAGTATGTATTTAGTAAAACAGTAGAATATTTACCTGATAACTGCGCTTATATAGCACAAGGCTCTCCTCTTGATGTACTTATTATTGAAGAGATGTTAGATCAAAATATAAATTTTAGATTATTCTATATAAATGGGTTATCAAATAAATATGCAGACTATTATTCTAAAAAGTATAAGGCTACTGAATTAAAAGTAGATATTGAGGATAGCAGATTTAATGGAGTATTATCTAGCTTCGATTATTCGGATTACTTTATGGCAAACGCTATATCACAAATTAAAAAAGAAGGATTTGAGGAGGTATTTGGATGCTTCGCAGCAAGTTATTTCCTACATGACTGGAAAGGAGGAGAATCAGATATTGCTACACACGCACTAGAAGAATTTATAACGATGAAACAAGATTACCGACATAGAATTGGGAAAGTAATTTCGGATATATCGTTCGTTGCAGATATTGAGGTTAATGACTTACTAAGTAGCGACTTAATTACAAGTATGATGCATGGATTCTCTATAGCTAGTATGATACCCGAACTTCTTAACTCAAATATTGATGACTTCGCTAAGTTTCTTAGAAATTTGTACTTTAACTATGGAGTAAGTAAAGAAATAATAAATGAAATACCTACATTTTTATTTACCCCTCTTGGGGGCAGTTCTATAGAGCAAAAAGAAGCATTAGCTGAAAAAATTATCTCTTCGTTTATTGAAAACTAAATATTTTTTAAGATTTGCTTGCAATTGCGAGCAAATCTTTTTAACTTGCAGTCATTAACTAATTAAAAATAAATTAACGATAAACTTAAATTGAAATGAATATAACTAATTGCGAAAAGTGCGGGTGTAAAAAGACTTGGAAGGGTGATGATATTACTTGTAGCTTCCAAGATTCTGAAAAATTTGGCGATAACTGGAAATGCGGATTGATTGGTAAGATTAGATATTTATGTGAATTAGCTATGGAGGGCAAAGACCCTAGATTACATTACCAATATTGCGAAGGCCAAAAATATGTAACAATAAAGACTGATGATATAACAGAAATGGGTCTTTGCCTTTGGGTGAGTTGGTATAAATCTCGTGGTAGAACAGAGGCTATGTGGATATTGGATGGGGATAACCAACCAAAACAGCCAAATTTTAGCGACCTAAAAGCAATTATTGAACACTATTCTGAATTATTAGCTGAAATGTAGCATTGTATATAATGTGAATGTATCTATCCCTGTACCGACCTTTTGGGAGGAATGGAGATAGATGCCCTGTTAGCCACCGTTTTTATTTTTCTAAAATTTTAAATCATTATAATGTTACAAGAAGATTTCAGATTAGGGAATTACATTTTAGCTTCACAATATTTTGATGAAGACGAAGCCCAAGACGACTTACAGGAAGATTACTCTTTTGAAAACGAATGGGATTTGTGTAAAATAACATCAATTGAAAATACTGATTTTGCTCCTTTTTCTTATGGGCTTGAATCTATCAGAAATGGGAATAAACCGAATCCAGAAATTTGGAACAGATTAGAACCTATTGAGATTAACGAAGATTATCTTATTAGATTTGGATTTGAGAAATATCCTCATGGTGGAAATGGTTTTAAGTTTGAAGGTTTTGTTGTTTATATTTTGAGAGATTCTATTGAAATAGAACACACTCCTGCAAAATTTACTGATAGGGTTCATGTTTGCAGCCATATCAAATATTTACATGAATTACAGAATCTTTATTATTTTTTAAATGGTTCTGAGTTGGTTTATTCTCCTTGCTAACGTACTTGTATATGAAATGCGAAACGCAGTGTAGTTTTTTATATACTGTGTTAGCTGACGAAGTGAACTGTTAATTTTTAAATTTTACCCGATGGGAATAGACAAAATAGGAAACAAAAACAACTCTTTTGAAAGTAAGAGTATTGAGTATAGCACACCATTAGCAATAGTGAAACCCTTGATTGAGGAATTTAGTATTACCAAAGATGTTTGTGCAAGTAAGGTAAACCATAAACTACCCGATTACTGGACTAAAGAAGATGATGCCTTAACAAAAGATTGGATTGGTAATTGTTGGATGAACCCACCATTTGATAGAAACTTACAAAAATGGGTAAGGAAAGCACATAAAGAAGCTATTAAAAATGGCGGAACAAAGGTTTGCCTGATACCTGTTAGAAGTAATACAAAATGGTGGGCTGAAACGATGATAGATGCAGAAATACGGTTTATAAATGGTGAAGTAAATTTTAATGACGAACCACGAGGTTTATGGATGGGTATGTGTATTGTTGTTTTTGGCGAACAAGCGAAAGTAGGTACACATAGCATTATTGATTATAGGAAAGCAAGGGTGAAATTTAAAAATTAATTGCAGCTAACGGTTTGGCTATGCACCGTAAAGCATAGCACAATGTTTAATCTTAGCACTTACCTTAATCGCTTTATGGTGTATAGGTTGTGTTAGCAACAGTTAATTATTATGACAATTTATAGAATATACTCTGATAAACAGCCTGACACTATGTTTGCAAGTAGCCTTGTGTGTAGTGTAGTGGTTGTAGCAAATAGCGAAGAAGAAGCAAAGCAGATAGTGGAAAAGAAACACGGTGATAACTTTGTATGTGATTACGAAGATGTTAAAGTAGAAGCTATTTGCGGTGATAACCAATCAATGATTGTAAATGTGGAATACTTTAATGATAGCCACTACTAATTGTTGCTAACAGGGTATATCAGAAATAAAAAAAAATATTTTTTAAGATTTGCTTGCAATTGCGAGCAAATCTTTTTAACTTGCAGTCATTAACTAATTAAAAACTAACTATTATGAATTTATCAGAAACACCTACTACAATATTAGGTAAAACAGTAAAATCTATCAGAGAACTAAGTGATTGCTGTATTTGCCTAGAATTTACTGATGGCACTAATTTTTGGCTAAATAGTTCGACAACCTTAGCTGCAATAGTTGACTGTAGCGACGATACATTATTAGGCAACAAAATTGTAGGTATAAAATTTGAATCTACTACTAGAGTAGATGAATCTTTTTATACTTGTAATATAGAAGTCGATAATGATGGGAAGCCTTCATACCAGATGTTTTCTATATGGATTAATGGATTAAGCGGGAAGAAAGAGGAGATGAGAAGAAACTTGAAAGCAAATCCCCTGCATTTTGTTAATGCAGATTTACCATTTTAAATATGAACGCTATTATTTTTATATTGCTCCTACTTGCATTGGTAGGGGTATCACAAAATCAAGAGTAATGAAAGAAGTTATTTTAGTATTTATCTTAGCAGTCATAAATTTCTTAATATTTTCATACGATATAGAAGTCGACAAAGATTTTTTCACATGGCTATGGCTCTTAAACAGCATTATATGTTTAATAGGGTCTGCGGTACTTTATACCAATCATTTAGATGAAAATCAATAAATAAAATATGAAACAATATCTCGATCTGTTAGAAAAAATTGTACATTCAAGTACATACAAGGATGACCGAACAGGAACAGGAACTTTTAGTCTATTCGGACATCAAATGCGTTTTGATTTGAGTGAAGGATTCCCACTAGTCACTACAAAGAAGGTACATTTTAAAAGTATTGTACATGAGCTGCTGTGGTTTCTAAAAGGGGATACCAATATTAAATACCTACAAGAAAATGGTGTACGTATTTGGAATGAATGGAGACAACCATATTCTTTAAATCGAGATGTGGTTTTCATTGATCCTGTTAAAAGTGAATTTGATTCACCATATTTAGGAGATTTTTCAACAAAAGGTCTTAATGCTGCGAAAAATTCAGTTGATGATAAACTGAGAAACCTATGGGTTAAGATGATGAAAAGATGTTATGATTCTTCATCTCATAACTTTCATCTATACGGTGCATTAGGTGTAAGAGTTTGCAAGGCATGGCATGATGTACAGGTTTTTGTTGATGATGTTAAGCAAATACCTCATTGGTATTATAAGCTTAATGACTGGTCAAACTTTGAATTGGATAAGGACTATTATGGCTCTAAACTATATTCAAAAGATACGTGTGTTTGGTTAAGAACTGATGAGAATAATCTATATACTAAAGCTACCAAACCACTCGAAATTACAGATGATATGGGTGTAAAGAAGTTTTACATTTCTTTAAATAATGCTGCTTCTTCTCTGAATATACCCTCATCCACATTATCACGTTTTGTTAATGAAAATCCTAAAATCTTAAAGGGCAATAACAAACAGTTTGTTAAATGGTCCTTTCAAGTTGCTGAACTAAATGGCAAATTACCTAGATTTGAACTTATTAAAGAAGGTTCTTTAGGACCAGTTTACGGCGAACAGTGGCGTAATTTTAACGGTATTAATCAACTAACACAAGTTATTGATCGGATTAAAAAAAACCCCGATTGTCGTCGTATTATTGTTTCTGCATGGAATCCAGCTGAGATTGACAATATGGCACTGCCCCCTTGTCACTGTCTGTTCCAGTTTGTTGTTATCGACGGTAAGCTGTCCTGTCAGCTCTACCAGCGTTCGGCTGATGTATTTCTTGGTGTACCCTTTAATATTGCTTCTTATTCACTACTAACCATGATGATGGCACAAGTTTGTGGCCTAGAAGCAGGAGAATTTGTCCATACTATTGGTGATGCTCATTTGTATATAAATCATATGGAGCAAGCAAAGATTCAATTAAGCAGGCAAATGCGAGCATTGCCTACTGTAAGAATCAACCCAGATGTGAAAGACATCTTTTCGTTCCAATTTGAGGACTTTGAGTTAATAGATTATAATCCTCATCCACCTATAAAAGCAAAAGTCGCAGTCTGAAAACTCAATTTAGAAAAACTCGATTATGGAAAACTCAATTTAGAAAAACTCGATTATGGAAAACTCGATTATGGAAAACTCGATTATGGAAAACTCGATTTAGAAAAACTCGATTATGGAAAACTGGATTATGGAAAACTCAATATAATGAATAACTTTTTTAGAGCATTAGGGACAGCATTGTTTCTAATGCTTATTACTTTAATATTTATTTTATCAATACTATTTATATACATATGAAATATTCAACATACTTTTTTGATTCGCTAGGATGGTTGCGAATGAATAGGTGGCCAGATGAGTATAAAACTTTTCAAGAACATAGAGAAGAGATTATAAATAATCCTGACTTGGCTTGGAAAGATTGTAATGCAGGCGATTCGCTTTACAGAACTTGCCTATATCTAGCACTAATCGGTAATAACACTCAGGCAGATAAGTTCATTACAGACTATTTAGAGGATATGATAAACTCAGGAGAGTATTACAGGCATCCTACCGATTCTAAAAAGCATATCTCAAGAGATCAAATTATTGCTCTTTGCTTTTTCTTGTATACATTCAATAAAAAAGAATTACTTAAAAAGATTGCTAGGCAACACAGATTTAGATTTACACTAAAATCTAAGTACGGAACAGGGGCATATCAATCCATTGATTTCTATCTGTTTTTGCAAGCAATTGCTTGCAACTCGATGGCTAGTAACTCGATGGCCAGTAACTCGATGGCCAGTAACTCGATGGCTAGTAACTCGATGGCTAACTCGATGGCCAGTTCAAGAGCTGCCCTGATAGGGCACTCGATAGCTGCCTCGATAGCTAGAGGCTCGATGTTTGGCTACTCCATAGGAGCATTTTTCGCTCGATGGATGTATATGATGCTCGATAGCTTAATATTTCCTTGCATGATGGCTTGGAATGTCATAGTAAGAGGTATATTCAGAATGAAGTTTAGACCCTTAGAGCAAGCATTATCCTACATCCCATCACAACGAGATATAAATGGAGGTAAACTACTGTATCCAAAATATGCGCTATTCCTTAATAGCTTGCAACATTATATGCTATTCGGTAAATCCTCAATGTACGGCAAACTAAAAAGAAAACTGATTCATAAGTCTAATGTATATTGTAGATCATTAGTATATTACGATGGGTCGCCTACCTTGCATGATGTATTTACAACGCATACAGAAATACAAGGAGGTGTACATCTAAGATACCTCGATGGCTCTCAAAGACTAAAAAAGCTAAAAAAAGCTGAATTAGAAAATGATCTTCAATACTCATTAACTGTAAATTTAGGAATTTTATTGCTTCTGACAAAAGATTAAAGTAATTAAAAAAAATTATTTTGGACGCAATCGCTTGCAATTCAATCAGTTACAAGCGATTTTTTATTTTATCTAAAATTTATTTTCTTATTTACTTGCGTAGTATCAAAAATTAGATTATCTTGCAAACATATTATTAATCACTAAAATTTAATTATGGAATGGCAAGAATTAAAACCTGATAATCTACCTAATCAAGGTAGTTGGATATTAATAACCGATGGAAATGATTGGAGAAGGGTTTTTGTAACTCCCCAATTTGAATTTGTAGAAAAGCCTGACGACAGGGTGGTATATAGTCAAGGTATAACTCACTGGTGTGAAGTTAAGCTTCCTTAAATGGGTGATAACGTTGAGCGTATGCGCCTGTTGGCGTGTTAATTAAAATTACAAACTTTCAAAAACAGATATAAGATGAGCAAAGAACAGAAATTGTTAGCTGCTGTTGCGACTGAAATGGAGTATGAACGCTATGAGTACAAAGGCGTTTTATTACAGAGGCTAAACAAAGACTATATATGGTATGCGATTTACCAAAATCAAATAATAAACTGGAGCAAGTATAGCAACGACTTAGAAAGCTGGATTGACAGCAATTGCAGCTAACGGTTAGCATAAGAATAGTACGGGAATAACCCAAAAAAGATAAAACGGAGTACAAATTTTAAAACAAAAATAGCGATGGAAAAGATTTTAAAGATTGAAGAAACAACATTTGATGGTAAAGATGGATTTGTAATAACCACAGATGCGCAAGTAATTAAATTAGGCATTGACAACTGCCAATGCTGCTGTGAGAACTGGGGTTACTTTATGAGCGAAGATGACCTTAATGATTTTATAGGGGCTAATTTAATTACGGTTAAAGTAACAGATACAGCTTTAAAAACTTGGGAGGAAATAGAGGATATGTATGAAGGTGATGCAATGTTTGTGAACTTGGAAACAACTAACGGACTTTTACAATTTGTAGCATACAACGAACACAACGGATATTACGGACACGAAGCCTGTGTTGTTTCCAAACAAGTAAACGAAGAGGTTTATTTATAGCCGTGCGAGGGCTTTTGATTTAAAATTCCTCAATAACGCACTACCGCTTATGCGAGCTACTAACGTAGTATTATTTTTATGCATTGTTAGCGGTATGTGTCTTATTTAAGAAAAAGAACGAAACCTTAAATAGCGCACTGCCTTAATTAATATTTTGGCATTACCGCTAACGGTTTGGCTATGTGCTGAACGTAATAAAATGAAGTTTTGCATATAGCTTGTGTTATATGCTTTTTATTAACTGATTAAAGGAAATAATTATGAAAGTTACTATTGAGGATGCAATTAGATGTGCATTAGATGAAGCTAAAAGAAAAGAAGAAATGGGTTTATTAATACCTTGTAACCACCCAAAACAAGAAGAAATATTTGAAAAGGGTGTTGAAGGTGTTGAAGGAGACCCTGAAACAGTATATTCAATAGCTTCATTATATGCTGATGAAGAAAGTTCTGATGGAACTTGGTTAAGATGTATAGAAGGGGCGTTGGAAGAAGTTTATCCCACTTACTTCTAATTGCATATAACGGCTCGGCGCTGACGCAGTAGCTGCATATTATTTTAATACTGGAGTCTAATTTACCGTAAAAATCACAAAGTTGATATCTTATTTCCTAAAATTTACTAGCAGCTATTGCCG